CCTGTAAAACGGAAAGGCTCATTGAAGCCGTATATTTTCTGGAGGTTCATCAGGCGCGGAACTCATCAAGGCGCGGGAATAAAATCCCATTCAGACGCCGGATAGATTCAAGCAAGCCAACTTGTCGTCAAAATCGGTGTTGCAAAAACGGGAGTGACCATAGATTCCGTTTTCTGAGACGACCCCGATCTGGTCAGGCAGGAACTGAAAACCAAAACGCTTCGCATCGGTAAGCGTCTGTATCGGGTTGTTCACGAGACGGGAGTGCAGAAATGAGCAATTTGACCTCTTTCGACTGGTGGCTGGCAACCTACCTCGTGGCGGCCGGCGTCGGATATGCCTTTTACATTGGTCAGTTAATCGTAAAGCTACTGCTGATCAGATTTGCCAGCCATAAACGCATAGACGACGGTCTGTGGCGCCTGGGTTCTCTGCTGGAGACTCACTACGGCGAACTGAAGGAGAACGAAACTATCACTATCCAAGCGAAGCGTTTTACGGCCATCATCACGAGAACGCCGGAACAGAAGGTGAGTTTGATCAAAAAGATAGCAACTGAACGAGTAACAGAAAAATAAGTATTTACTTACTTATCTATTATGTATAAGGTTCATTTGTTTTCGTTGAGACGCGACTGTTTGAACGTTAAATATAACTGCAAACGAAGATACGTACCTGGCAGTAGCCTAAGAAGCCAAACACCAGCGAGGTCAGTTTCCAGCCTCGTCACCGAAATGGGACACACTGAGCGAGTGTGATTGCAGAACGCAGGATAGGGCATGTTGCACCACCCATGCCCTATTCGATGAAGTAACAGGATGGGCGGTTGGTTTTCCTCATTCCATTCCATCATCCCGGTTTCAGCCAGCTGACCGTCCATCCTGTTACGTCATTTCCATTACTTATGTCGTTTAATCTTGGGTTAAAAGCGGCGACGTAACCCGGCTGGCTTGGTTAGCCAGCGCACAACGTTGAGGTCACTGTTTTTCTTTTAATCATACAGGTGATTCCACAGAGCTGTAGTGACTGATCAATATGTTGGGTCGAACATAAATGGGTCAGTGGCCTCAACGTTGTGAAAGCAGGATTCTTTAACCCTCTGGTGAAATCATTGTTGCCTATGTAGCCCCTGGTTTCACAACATGGATGATTCCATACATCCAATAAGATCGAAGAATCTGGCGGCCATCAACCGCCGAGAAGGATTCCAGATCTTCGCTCTATGTGAGCAAGCCACAAGCCTCGTCTGGCACTAACGTAAAGTGCAAGTTGCGGGAAAGTTCTTGGTTGCCTGGTTGTCCATGAACAAGTACCGCCGCGAATAATGATGGTGTAGCTCAGTGGTAGAGCGGTTGACTGTTAATCAACTGGTCGGTGGTTCGAGTCCACCCACCATCGCCAACACAGCGCTGAACGGTTTGGAGTTCGCCACCACCGTCCGAACGGAAAGACTCCGCAAATGTCGCCAGACCGTTCAACGCTGTGATAGACACGGCAGACGTTCTTAACCATAGTGCTTCTTAGCATCGTAGTTACACTTTTTTCAGCGCAAAATCCAAAGGGGCTTCGGCCCCTTTTTTGTTGATGGTTCTCGTCGCTTCCCACTGCTGTAATGCTATTTGTTGCCGGAATGAGAGGGTTAATGCTAATGTACGCGTACATTAGCATTAACCAAGTTTCGATAACCGCGCAGCAACAGTCTTCCAAAGACTGAAACAATGAGTCTTGAATGTCTCATAAAAATGCAATTGATAAGTAATGACTTACCTATTATTTGTCGGTATAGTTCTTTCGGTGACTCACTTGAAAGGACTCAATATGGGAAACAAACGTAAACAGGCGCGTCGCGCAGCTCGTCAGGCACTGAAGTCAAAGCCACGCATCCACGGCTACGAAATTGACACAATCATCGTTGACGAGCTGGCTGCCGCCCCTGCTCTGCCTCCGAAACCGAAGCGCGACAACTCTCCTCTCGAAGCGCGAAACGAGGCCCAGGCCCACTATCTCATCTCCCTCGATACCAAAACGCTAACGTTCGCCACTGGCGAAGCTGGCTGCGGTAAAACGTACCTGGCCGCGGCCGTTGCAGCGCAGCGTCTACTTAATAAGGAAGTGGACAAGATCATCGTGACTCGTCCGGTATTGCAAGCAGACGAAGATCTGGGCTTCCTTCCGGGCGACATGAGCGAGAAGTTCGCTCCGTTCTTCCGGCCCGTCTATGACGTGCTACAGAAGCGTCTGGGTGGCTCGTTTCTCGAATACTGCTTAAAGCCAGAGGTGGCCAAAGTGGAGATTGCCCCCTTCGCTTACATGCGTGGGCGCACTTTCGAAAACGCTGTGGTAATTCTGGATGAAGCTCAAAACGTGACAGCGTCACAAATGAAAATGTTCCTGACCCGTATGGGAGAAAACGTCACGGTTATCGTTAACGGGGACATCACCCAATGCGATCTTCCTGGCAGCGTCAAATCCGGGCTGGAAGACGCTATGGAGCGCTTTAAGCCGTCTGAATATGTTGGACGGATCGAGTTCGAGAGCGAGGACTGTGTACGGTCTGAGTTATGCAAAATTGCGCTTGAAGCCTACCAATAAGGAGATAAGCGTGACCAAAGAATATCTGCCTCACCAGCAGCGTGTGATAGAGGAACAGGAAGATCTGTCGCGCCGTATTTTCAAGCTGGAGTGCTTCACAGCCACCGAGATTTTTAGTCGTCTCCCTCAAGTCGACCGCAACATGCTCATTAAGCAGCTGGACGCGATGAAAGCCTATGAGCTAATTCTTCGTGCCCGAATCGCTCGTTTTTAACGTAAGGAAACCAAAATGACCGATATGGATATCGAAAAAGAGATTGTGGCCAAAGGCAAAACGGCCGCGCGTGTTACCCCGGAACGCATTGAAGCTGTTATCTCAGGCGAATTTTACTTTACCGGCGCGGACGGATATCGCAGCTCACCGTTGTGGCTGAAGCAGGAAGAGCCTGAACCGGCCCCGCAATCACTCGAACTGCTGACATTCTGCGTTCTTGTGCTGGAGAACGGCTACACCGTAACCGGCGAGTCTGCGTGCGCCAGCCCGGAGAACTTTGATCCGGAGATCGGACGTAAAATTGCACGCCAGAACGCGATTGCCAAAATCTGGCCCCTGGAAGGCTATCTTCTCAAGCAGCAGCTGCACGAGGTGAAGTGATGAAGGTCGTTATCTACGGACGGGATAATTGCTCATACTGCAAACGTGCGGTCGAGCTGGCGAAGCAGCTGCACGGCCACGGCTTTGGCGATTATGAATACATCGATATTGTGTCTGCCGGGATCGACAAAGAGAAGTTGAGCGACCTGGTTGGCAAGCCGGTGGAGACCATACCGCAGGTGTTCGTAAATGGCGAACCTATCGGGGGTTATACGGAATTTGCTGCTTTTGCGAGCACCCTGTAATACAATACGGCTCCTTTTGGGGCCGTTTCTGTTTGTCGCAGTTTCAGGGAACGCGTACACTTAGTTACGAGCCAGCAAAAAGCAGGCAGATAAATCATGAAAGACTCAATCACCAAAATCGCAATGGTTGTGGCACTGGCACTAAGCAGCCTGTCACACGGTTCTTATGCCAAAGATCACACCCATGAACGCAGCGCTATTACTTCAGGGGCGAGCGCACCATCCCTCGCAGAACTGCGCGAAAGTGTGGGTAAAATCCAGGAAGTTACCGCTGATGGCCGTGAAATTTACGCCAGACTGGATGCGTTGGCAGAACATGATTTTGAGCAGGCAAAGTTTGCCGCAGAAGGCTTACGTGCTGATGTAATTGGCTCCCTGGCAATTGCCGAGTTCTTATTCCAGGCATTACCAGAGATGTCGATCATCCGGTCTTACGACAAAAACTCCACTGAATACAAGCTATGCAGGGCTGTCGCTGAGATGCGTCACGGGGCCAAAAATCTCGATAATCTGGTTAATCAGATCCTGACAGTTAGCCCTCTTCGCGAATCAGAAATTAGCCATGCGGCTCTTGCTGTTCTGGCAGCCAGTGGCACAGAGGCTTCGACCAAATGGCTCTGATTGTCGAGATCAACCCCGATACACGCGCCGCATTTTTAGACCCCACTTTCAAAAAGTTCCCTGGATTGGAACAGCAGCTCATAGAGGAATTTATTTACTGCAAGGAGCACAACGCCACAACGGATACCTTCGGCAGTGACGCCGTCTTCACTTTTCCACCTTATGCCGTAGACGCTCAACTCGCTCGCATCCACATCAAGCTACCCGACGAACAGCCCTGGCCACCTCGCACTCCAGATCGGCAGAAGAAGAGTAATACTTATTTAGTTTATGCACAGCATTTGTGGAATCCGGACAGATACTCCATTCTTGCAGTTGTTACCCCAGCACACGATCTCATGAGCGCCGCCAACACACAGTTAATCTCCCACTTTTCAGCCTGTGCTGAAGATTTTCACAACCGCTAAAATCATCTTGCTTGTTTCTCAGATTTAAAAAAATCGACTCTCAATGATTCCATACCTATTAAGTATGGAATCATTGGTCAAAAACAGCTATTTTGGTGTTGATCCTATAAAAATTTGTGCCTAATATACTGTACAAACATACAGTTAAAGGCGTCACTCAGAGAGTGAGCGATGAAAAACACCTTTGATAAAGCACGCGCAGCCGAAAACACCTCACGCGAGGCCATTGCTTATCTCGAATGGGCAGCTGGCCTGTCGGCGGTATCGACCATTAACCTGGATGGGGACATGCGGTTCTCATCGGCATTCATGTTATTCACTCGCTTATCTTTATTGATAACGAGACGTCGACCGGAGATAGCCGTCCATTGTGTTTTGATACATGTTATGCCACACATTGCTGATGTTAAGGTAAGTGACATAAATAGGGTGCTGGTCAACCAGCTGGTTAACCCGCTGATCCTGGAAGGCAAGATTGTCCAGGGCAGACGTGTGTTCTCGCTGATGAAGCAGTTTCTTGGCTGGTGTGCATTTCAGGGTGTAATTGAAACCTCTCCGCTGAATGACATCTCTCTAAACAAAGTCGCCGGGGGCGCTAAGCCCATGCCGCGGGAACGGAAGCTGACAGATGCCGAAGTGTGGGTGTTCTGGAACGTCTGGGACTACTTCAACGTTTGCGAAGGGACGAAATGGGCTGCCAGACTCTGTCTTGTAGCTGCCAGACGCCCTGATGAAGTGCTCCGCGCGAAGAAGAGTGAGTTCAACCTTCAGCGTGATGTATGGAATCAAGGCGCCCGCAACAAATCGGGCCGACAGCACAGTCTCCCGTTAAGCCCCTTAATGCGGCAATGTGTTGAGAAACTGTTCGAGTACGGAAAGGGGAGCCAATGGCTTGTCCCGTCGAACAAGAAGCGCGGCGAGGATGTGCCAATGTCTAAGGTGGCCATAGCGCAGTCATTGCGCAGGATTCTGGAGCGTCCTGAAATGATGGAGTTAGAGCCGTTCACCCCGCGCGATCTGCGAAGAACCGCGCGCAGTTACTTTCCGGCTCTGGGGATCAGTCAGGAGGTGGCTCGTAAGATTATGAACCACAGTCTTGAAGGGATAGATCGCGTCTATGACCGCCACGATTATATGGATGAGATGCGAGACGCCTTGAATAACTTCTCAACGTACATCGCATCCATCGTTAATCAAACAGACTTAGACGAGATAGACCACAAATTCAAGGGAGATCGTCTAGCCACCGAGCTTATTCGTGTAAATTTCTCACAGTGACTTGATGGCCTCAACCACCTTTTCTGACGCACCTTGTTGACCGTCAAAACGGTTACGGAACGCTTCTAGAACGAGTTTTTCATCAGCGGAGAGAGGTGCAGTGCCCTCTTCGCGAAAAAACTCAAGCAGCTCAGGATGACGTTCTTCCAGAACCATCAGCATCAGTCGAACCGGATCTGCATCCAGCGCTTCGGCTAATGCTCGAACCTTATCTACTGGAAGTGGGATTTTGCCGCTTTTGATGAGAGAGAGATTGTTGGCGTTCTTGTACCCAACCTCTTTGGCAATGGTAGCCTGACTTTTAGGCGAGATTGTGATTAACGAGTCAATGTAAGCTGCGTAGCGACCTTGTTTGATCTCTGTTTCGTTGGTAGCCATGTAGTGAACCTTGCGTGTTTTGTTTATCTCTGGTAAGTGCTTACTGATATTACAGCAAAGGCCAGGGTTGTAAAGACTTATCTATTTAATTTCGGTAGGAACAAAATCCCGGCATACCGCCATTATACTATGGTTTTTAGGCGATTTGTCACTATTCGCTTACGGAGAAAAGTAAGACATATCTGATATAGGTGCATTCCATATTGATACAATAGGTAGTAGTATTGCCGAACTTTCAAATGTGTTCAGTTGGATGATATGAAATGAAAAATATAACTTCTAAATTGACCGCCCTTGAGGTTGGACACGCATATGCGATTGGGCTGGATGGCGTTGCGACGATTCTGACAGAACTAGAATCTGAAGAGCTTCCCGTGGAGATGGTTGATACGACGGTTTTCACTTTTGAACTAAAAAATAAACATTTCACACTCATCAATACTGGTTGCGGCTCCCTTGCCGTGAGAACCATTTAACACACATTCCTGCCGATAGAAGCCTGTACGAACAGCTTAGTCGCCTGTTCGTACAGTGATAAATTACGCACATCAGAAAACAAATTGTTTTAATAACAAGGAAATTCTCATGTCCAAAGCCATGACCAGAGCTGTGCTGAAAGAGGTACAGGACTTCCGCGACTGCGTGAAACGAGTTGTAGCGATGCTATCAGGCAAACAGATACCTGTTGCAGAGCGAGGCAATGAAGCATATGTCCGCTACAACCGGCGCGGCGAACCAGTGCTGGTAAACATCCCATCTATACCGGACGACGCGTCACCAACCCTCATGAACGCAGTACGTGGTTTTCTCGACCATGAGGTAGCCCATATCCTCTTTACTGATCCGAAAGTCGCAATGAAGATGCGCGAGAAAGGAAAGGCTCCGTCTACCGGGCTTTGGAACGCGCTGGAAGACGTTTTTATTGAACGCAGAATGGGACAGGTATTCAACGGAACCCGTCGCAATTTACTGGCCACACAGAACCTGGTGATCGACAAATACTTCAAGGGCAAAGTGTCAGAGGCGGTTTCAATCTGCCACGGCAACCAGCGTGAATTGTTCCTGAAATTCTTCCTTTGCCCGGTCGTTCGCGCCTGGGATGGCCAAAGCCCTTTCATCGACTTTATGGAAGAACACTGGCACCTCATCGAGAAGCCTGTGGCCTTGCTCAAAGAGCATGGTATCGACGTGGCCGTTCGCAATATGTCGAACACAGAAGACTGTGTGAAGGTCGCAGCTGCTATCGCCCAAATCATGCAGGATATGAAAGACAAGCCAGAGGGCAAATTACCAGAGCTGAAATCGTCTGCTAGGAAGCCGTCGAAGAGTGAGGACGAGTCAGAGGAAACCCCAGAAGCCGGTGATGAACCGACTCATAGTGAATCAGCACCAAAGCGTACCAAAGGCGAAGACGACGACAAGGAAGAGCAAGAAGATGATGCCTCAGAAGAGGAAGAGTCTGGGGATTCTGATTTGCCTGAATCAGTATATAAGGACTTACCTACAGAAGATAAAGAAATTAGTGATACAGAAAGTAAATATACAGAAGCAGGCGAAGAGGAATCAGGAGACACCCCAGAATCCGATGATGCCGGCATGGAATCAGGTGATTCTGATGACGAAGGTGGTAGTGATGACACTGGCTCTCCAACGCCTGGTGATGGCATTCGCGATGACGCCGATGACTCCGATGGTTATGGCTCTGGCGCCGCTGGCGATGGTGATGGTGATGGTGATAGTGATGACGGCGAAGACTCCGATGCCGGTCATGGGGAGTCCGAAGGAGAAGGCGAAGAGGAAGATGACGCCGCCGATCACACAGACGGCGAAGGTAAAGAAAATGAGGATGCCGCGGAAGCGCCTGAAGACAGTGAATCAGGCTTTGTTCCTGCTCCGGATGAAATGACTCTGGAGGACGCACTCAAGGCGCTCGACGAGATGGAAGACGGAACAGGCGAAATGACCGAAGACGCACTGTCGGCCACCATCAGCAAAGAGCTTATGAGCACCTCACTTTCTGAGTATCGCCCATACGATCGTTCATACGACTTTATCGGGTTGATTGATGAGGCTGAAGAGCATGTAAAGCGCACCAGAAAGACGTTCGGCGCAATCCCGATGCACTCACCGGTCGATCGCTACCGCATGGTTCCGGAAGGCAGAAAGCTCTTTGAACTGAAAATCGAAAAACATCTGTCAGCAGGCGTTTCTTCGACTCTGGCCAAAGACCTGGAGCGAGCTATCGCCAGCCGCAACCGAGTTCAGTTTATCCCAGGCCAGAGACGTGGGCGGATACATGGCGCGAACCTGTATCGTCTGGCAATGAACGACGACCGCGTGTTCCGCAAAAAAGAAGACCACAGAGCGGTGAACGCGTGCGTCCAGCAAGTGATCGACTTGTCCGGCTCAATGGGCGGCAGGAAGATTCAGTTGGCACTCGCAAGCGCCTACACCATTGCGGATGCTCTGGATCGTATCAATGTGCCTAACATCATCACCGGCTTTACCACGTTTGGTAGTCCAGATTATGAAACCATGTCGAAGCGCGGGTTTACTCGCTTCGAGGCGCTAATGCTGCCCATTATCAAAAACTGGAATGAGAAAGCTAACTCTCCAGAGATCCGCGCCCGCATGGGCTGCGTGTGTGAGACGTTCCCCCTGCTCAATAACGTCGATGGTGAGAGCGTCGCGCAGCTGGCGACTCTGTTTGCAGGGCGAATGGAGGACAAGAAGATCATGCTGGTTATGAGCGACGGGGCGCCATGTGCTGCAGGCGATGGGTTCCATCAGCATTTGCGAACCGTCACCAAGGAAATTGAGACGTTGAGTGACATCGATTTGATGGCTATCGGCGTTCTGACCGACGCACCACGGCGTTACTACAAAAATTACGCACTGGTAAACAGCGTAGAAGAGTTAGGGCCGTCAGTCGTCACAGAGCTATCTCGTATCATTCTTGGGTAATTGCTTTACCCGTAAAAATAAGTAATCACTTACTATACAGCCTAATATATTTATATAAGATATACCCCACGAACGACAAACAGTAAGGAAAACACATGACCGCTACTGCACTACAGCAAGAAGAACATTTGCCGGAAGCCATCGTCTGCAAGTGGTGTGGCAAATCCTTTCATTACCTGAAATCCCATATCTCTATGGGCCGCTGCGAGAACATTCCTGAGTCAGCGAAAGGTCTGGACGTGGACGAGGTGGTGAAAATGTACACCACTGCGTTTCCGGATGAACCAACGATCTCTCGCACGGCACTGGCCAAACTCAATGAGAAGCGTGCCGAAAAGCATTCAGGCGAAGGAAAAGTAGCGGAGATTAGCGCACATCCGGGCTACGCAGGAACGGTCGAATACAAGACCGAACTGGTGGCCGCGCACGAGCTGCTTGGCGTAACGATCAAAGAGCTGGGAACGCCACGCGGAAAACCACTACAGGTGACAGTCAACGTCAACACGCCATATCCGGAGTTCGTACCGGAAGCGAAGAAGAACTATGTGTATGGCGACTTCGACCTGATTAAAGACATCTTCATGATGCTGGAAATCGGAATCCCAGGCTATCTCTGGGGTCATGCAGGAACCGGTAAATCTTCTCTTCCTACGCAGCTATGCGCCCTGCTGAATCGACCACTGATCCGCGCCCAGCATACGGCGTCTATGGAAGAGGCACACGTTACAGGCCAGATACTCGCTCGCGATGGTTCCACCTACTTCGAGCCTGGTTTGCTGGCGCTGGCGATGAAAAATGGCTGGGTGTACCTCGCTGATGAATATGACTTCGCGTTCCCGCAGATTCTGGGTGTGTACCAGCCAGTTCTTGAAGGAGAACCGCTGATCATCAAAGAGGCAACTCCGGACTGGCGCCGTATCACTCCGCATAAACGCTTTGCCTTCATTGGCACTGGCAACACTAACGGCTCTGGCGACGAAACGGGTCTCTATCAAGGAACGAACATCCAGAACGCGGCGAACTTCTCGCGCTTCGGCATTGTATCGAACGTGAAGTACATGAGCACTAAGGCTGAAGTCAACATGCTGGCTGAGGCTGGCGTCATCCGCGAATACGCCGAGAAGATGGTGAAATTCGCGAACCTTGTCCGTGAAGGTTATGAACAGCATCTGATCAGCCAGCCAATCGGCCCTCGCGAGCTGCTGCTGTCCGCAAAAATCGGAATGATGCGCGGTGATTTCTCTGCCGGCATCGAAAAGTCGTTTATCAATAAACTTCCATCCACGTCTGCACAGGCAGCGCGTGAAGTGGTTCTGAAGATCTTCGGTTAATCGTGCGTAAAGGATGTTTCGGCTCTCTTATCGCAGCGTCTGAAACTGGCCGGGCTTGTCTGGCGTGTCCGGATAGGCCCGAGTGCCACCAGTCAGCCAAAGAGGTTGCGATTTCGATGTATGGGAAGTTCGTTGGCTTCCCCAATGACAAAATCAAGAAAACCAGAAAGGTAAAAACACATGAAGGCTCTGATGGTCAGAACTGACTTCTCCCTGGGAGAGTCGGCTCTAAAAGCAGAAAACGCGGTGAGAATCGCGAGAGACGCTGGCTACACCGCTGTCATTTCCGCTGACAGCATGAACATTGCCAGTGTGATCCCCCTGCAGCGTGCCGCTGGCGACGACATGGCGGTTATTTGTGGTGTTAAGCTGAATGTGGTCGACGATCCGACATACGAGCACCGCGCCCGCCTGGCGAAAGAGTCAGGGGGATGTATGGAATCATTGGTGCGTGATCGCAGCTACTGCTTCACGGCACTGATAAAGAATGAGCAAGGTTATCGCGACGTGTGCGAACTGATGACCTTAGCGAACAAGCGCGAGCAATTCTACTTTGTCCCGCGTCTGGCACTTGACCAGCTGGCGGCCGCATATGCCAAAGGCAACATCATCCTGCTGACGTCCGACATTGGCAGTGTATTCCAGCGCCGGGACTTCGCAAAGATTATCGGGACGCTGGTGACAGCTGGAGGACGCGATAACTTCTACAGCGTGGTTTATCCGCACCCTACCCCATTCTACGACCAGATTAACGTCCGGGCGATGAAAGTGGCGAGCGCACTGAAAATAGAGCCAGTGGCGTTCTATCCCGCTTATTACGAAGCGGTCGACGACGCTGACATTAAAGACATTGCGCACATGGTTACGAACAACATCAAAATCGACCAGCCGCATCGTCTGCGTATTCCCCACCAGCGAGATAACGCCGTTAATGGTCGCCGCCATCTCCTTGAAGCGCTGAAAGCCTTCTCCGTTCGAATGGATGTGCCGGTAACAGCTGCAATGGCCTCAACAACGCAGGACACCATTATTGAAGCCTGCACATGGCGCTGGCATGAATTGCCACCAGCACTGCCCAAGATGGCAGACGACGAGCCTGCAACGCTGATGAAGCTGGCTGTCGCGGGGCTACGCAAGCGTCTTACTACCAAAGAATTTGGCTACACACCACCGGCTTCTGAGCACCGTGTGTATGTTGATCGCCTGAAGTACGAAATGGACACGCTGACCCGCTTGGGCTTCTGTGGCTACTTCCTGATGGTGCGCGACCTGATGAATCACAGCCGTGAAACTGGCATTCCTGTCGGGCCAGGTCGTGGTTCCTCTGCCGGGTCTCTGGTGGCGTGGTGCATAGGCATAACCAACGTTGATCCTATCCGTCACGGTCTTCTGTTTGAGCGTTTCATTAACCCTGAACGTCTCGACTTGCCGGATGCGGATCTGGACTTCAGCCAGGCACGTCGTCATGAGGTGATCGAGTATCTGAATGAACGCTATGGCGAAGATTACGTTGCCGGTATTCCGAACTTCACCTATCTGGGCGCTGCTTCGGCGCTGCGTGACACTGCGCGTATTTACGGTGTCGACGCTGCGGATATGGCGGTATCCAAAGAGTTCAAGAATCTGGAGGACGATAGCCTGTCGCTGGAAGAGCTGCGCGAGCAACTGGCCAGCCTGGACAAATACGCCACGAAATACCCGGAAGCGTTCAAAGCGGCGTGTAAGCTGCAAAGCCTGATGCGTGGTTTTGGTCGCCACGCTGCGGGGATGATCGTCGCTGGCGTTCCACTGGTAGAGCGCACGCCCGTCGAGCTGCGTGGCAATGCTCGCTGTATTGCGTTCGATAAACGTTACTGCGAGGCGATGGGGCTGATTAAGCTGGACGTTCTCGGTCTGGCCACGCTCGATCTGCTGGATAGCGCAAAGCGTTACATCAAAGAGAGCACTGGCAACGATATCAACCTCGACGCCATTCCACTCGACGACCGCAAAGTTCTGGATGGTTTCGCAGCTGGCTACACACAGGGCGTCTTCCAGCTGGAATCTGGCCCAATGCGCAAGCTGCTTAGAGATCTGGGTAGCGGTATCGAGCCAATGAGCTTTAAAACGGTTGTCGCGACCACCGCGCTCTTCCGCCCCGGCCCCATCCAGTCAGGCATGTTGGATGACTACGTTTCTGTGGCCAAAGGCTTCATGCCACCACATTCCTTGCACCCAATGCTAGACGATATATCTCGCGATACAAACGGCGTACTGATTTATCAGGAGCAAATCATGGCTGCTACGCGAATCCTGGCGGGGTTCTCAATGGCGGAAGCAGACTCGGTCAGGAAAGCGATCGGGAAAAAAGATATGGAAAAAATGAAATCCATTGGTGGCGACTTCATTAAGCGAGCGGAGAAAGGCTGGGTGACAGTGTCACTTGATGATGGTTCTACGCGGAAAATTCATAAAACGGCACGTTTGCTTTGCGCTGATGGTGAGCGTCGCACTTATGCCGAAGCAATGGCAATAAATGCCGACATAACGAGCTTCGATATTTGATAATTAATTTATAGGATAAGAAAACAATTTGTTTAGTGAGTCTTAGAAATGCCGGGTACGAAGTACAAAATCACAGAAGAATGGTTACGTCAGCGTTACATGGTTGACCTGATGAGAAAAGAAGACATTGCCGCCGAAGCTGGTTGCAGCAAGGCAAACATTGATCGCTTATTAGCCAAATGGGGGATCAGGCGCGGAAACGCGCGGATCTCCGCTACCCCAGCCTGGAATCGTGGCAAAAACAAAAATAATGACGAACGCATAAAGCGACTCTCCGAAGCCCGGACTGGCGCTGGCAACCCTATGTATGGGAAAACCTCGTGGAATGCAGGGCTGCGTGCCGATACCGATGAGCGAGTGGCCACCGTTTCGAAAAAGCTGACCGGCAGAACAATCCGCCTGGAGACGAAGGAAAAGCTGGCTGCTGCCAAACGCGGAAAGACCGGAGAAGAAGCGAACAACTACAAAGGTGGCGTCATCATAAAAACCAACGGCTACATGATGCAGCTGGTTGGTAACAATGGCGTTTCGCAATACGAATACGTTCATCGGTTGATAGCGAAAGAACATCTCGGTCGGGAGCTACGTGACGATGAACATGTCCACCACATTAACCGCGACACGCTAGATAACGTCCCTGGGAATCTGGTGGCACTTCCAGAAGACGCTCACATTCGTCTGCATAGCGAAATGCATGAAGAGGTATGGAGCTGGGTGCGCCAACGGGACTGGCTGGTGTCCAATGGGTATAAGTTCATGAAGATTGATGAGGTGACTGCATGAAAATTATCGGTGTTGTTGAAGAGAGCAATGGCCTGACGCACGAACGAGCCGAAGAAATCTGGAATATGTTTGAGAAATCCGGCGCGTATGCCTTCAACAAATCGCACTCTGTTGCTTATTCTTTAATCAGCTATCAGTCCATGTGGCTAAAAACGCACTACCCGGCTGAGTTTTTTGCTGCTGCGCTCACCATTCTGGGCGAGGACAAACATCAGGGGCTTGTGAAGGATGCGCTGACCTATGGCATTCGCGTACTGCCACCAGATGTGAACATATCGTCTAATCGCATTGAGATCCGCACGCTGGAAGACGGCAGCCAGGTTCTGTATGCGCCATTCTCTGCTGTAAAAGGCTGCTCTGAGAATGGTTGCCAGGCCATCATGAGAGCGCGTGAGAAAGTTGGCGGCAAATTCGAGTCACTTGAGCAATTTGAGGAAGCGGTCGAGAAGCGTGCGTGTAACAGCCGGGTACGCGAGTCACTGCAAAAAGTAGGTGCGTTCGCATCGATTGAGCCTGGCAGTCTGCCAGCGACAGATCCGGAACGACTGCGCGACCAGGCAGAGTTGATGGGCAATCTGGTGATCGACGCTGTAAAAGCCTCTCGACCGTTCGAGATGAACCCTAAGCGCTCTGCTGAAGTGAATGTACTGATGACTCGCATGGCGGCTGAAATGGGTCTGGGAGACGACCTGATCCGCCCAAGCATTGGCATTAAGCCGAAAATCATGGTCATTCTGGACAACGCGAACGGCAATGATGGGCGTACCGGTTACTTCATGGAGAACGGCTACGACGACTTTAAAGCGAAGTTGCTTACTGCAGGCGATCTGCGCATGGGCGATCTCTACGTCACCGGCGTGTGCAAAAAGGTGAAGGACAAAGAGAAGGACTACACCAAAGACGAGATCGGCCAGTTCACCGACTTTATGCGTGAAGAGATCAATCTGGTGCGTCCGACCTATGTGCTGACGTGTGGCAGTCGGGCGACGTCACTCTTCAACAACAAGAACAAACCATCCGACCTGGTTGGACGCAAAGAGTATCTGCCGGAGCTGGATGTGACCGTTTTCTACGGATTTAACCCAAACATTTTGTACTTTCGCCCAGAAGAAGGCGAAAAGCTGGAAGCAATTCTGGCAGAGGTAGCGGAGACTATTAGCAAATGAATAAAGAGAACACCATGAACGAGGCACAGAAGATTGCACAAGCGCTGGCGGCTATCCCAGCGGATTTTCAGGATAAAGCTGTTGCGGCCACCATGCGGTCGCAGTTCTGGGAAATCATCGACTGCCCGGTCACGTTAGATCTGGCGCTGGCGTTCGCCGGGCTGGATGGTGCCGATAAAGTCAGTCGTCTGCGTAAATGTGCCAGAGCGCTGGCGCTTAAAACGCAAGATCCGAAGGCGTGCCAGTATCTGCTGGAGATTTACGAATCGGATAACCCAGAGGAACAGCTGGAGGCGTTCAAAGTGTTCCGCAATCGGCTGGTGCTGAAGGTGGCCAAAGAGTTTATGGAAGTGAACAAGATTGGTGATGTGAGACAGTACAGGTTGAAACGCCAGACCAGAGTCACACTATCCAACATTTTTGGTAAGAAAGTCGCATAAAGCAAAAACCCGCCAATCGGCGGGTTTTTTCATGCGCATTCGGCGTGATGACGTCGACGTTCGATAAGTGAAGAAGCGATATGTTCAATCTCAACAAAGTCTTTTGAGACGCTATTGCGAAGGGCCAAATTCCACTTACTTAATACGCGAGCATTGTGTGCCAGCTCTGCGTTTTCTTTAAGGCGTCCATTGGCTTCAAGCCAGTTCGCCACATCAGCCCAATCCCACAGCGGGGACTGTCCCTGGATTCTCTGGATAGGGCAAGGGAAGTCGCCACCACCACGAAGCCCATCTTTAAGCATGGTAATTGCTTGTCGAGACATGCCCGTCATTTCAGCTACATCGCTCAGGCCAACTAAGGCCGAGTCGACTGATTCTACAATCGCGCCGATACCGGCAGATTCGATATTGTCGACCGCTGATGCAATGGCTGCATCCAGCGATTCGGCTTCGCGGTCGAACTCAACATAGACGGAGTTTCCATATGCGCAAACAATCGCATCGCCACAGCCGCTTTCGTACAGCGCATCTTCCAATCCTTCGGTCTCATAGGTTACGCCTGAGAGAGTCAGAGTGAAGTTATAAAGCGCCATAAAACCTCTTTATCTAAAGTGAAGTATTAATGTACCTTTGGAACAAATGGCGGCCAAAACCGCCACTAACTACTATTTTTTGCTCATCTGGCTTTTGATACGGCCACACTGGTCGACCGCTTGCCTGATTTGCGTGGCATGGTGCTCCGGTACATCTGGAGTCGACCATACACTTCTGTGGTGACTTGTATGTTCACCTGATTTATCGCCGCAGCGCAGCTTGCAGAAGCAATGTGCTGACTTACCTGCTGGAACCCAAACCCAGCCTTTACTCAACGCGTATTCAATGGCCTCTTGAATATGCTTATTCGGATGTGATTTCATTTTCCTCCGATGTCATTATGATAGGTATAGTGTGAGCGCGTGTCAACACTGTCTATTTTCTGACGTCTACGGCCGCAGAAAACGGCTATAGATTATCAGAACACTCCCTGTTTTCATCAACTTACCTACCCTGCCCCCTAACTTCTTCCTTCTATAAGCTCCATCCTTCATTTCTTTCATGATAAAATTGATATAAAGAAATAAGCTGGAACCTATCAAAATGAGTGCAGATATCTACGAAAAAATCATGTCCGATCTGGAGTTCGACCGCGACAATCTTGAGGACGTCTGGCGTCAGCAACCGCGCCTGTTGATGGAATACGGCTCTAAGCTGGCGCGGGCAGAACGCGAGGTCGCAGATGCAAAACTCTCCCTCGATGCGATTGAGGCGAAAATCTACGACAATGAGCGTAAGAACCTGAGTATGAACGGCATTAAGTTCAATGAATCCGTACTGGAGGCGAAGGTAAGAACCAACCCGCAATACCTCGCAAAGCGCCAGAAACTCGACGATGCCCGGCACATTGCGGATCTGTACAAGCACGCTGTAGCCGCCTTCTCTCACCGCCGCGACATGATTGTCCAGGCGTCCAAAATGGCTATCGTGGAGATTGAACGTTTGGGCGCCGAACGTTTCCACTCTCCCCGTTAATTTATACTAGATCGTAAGTAAGTACTGATCTATTATTCTTCTCGCTCGAAAGAGCCACGAATAAACGAACGCCCAACGCGCATAGCGCCAATGGCCACAATCACAACAAGGAGAAATACATGTCTAAGTCATTACTTGATCTGCTTAACAAGACCCGTGGCGATATTGCTTCTAAACGTGGCAATAACGTTGATTTGACCCGTCTGAAAGACGGCAATAACTATCTGCGCATTTTTCCGAACAAGGACGACCCGAATGGCGTGTTCTTCCAGACTTTCGGTATGCACTACGTTAAGCATCAGAATGAGGAAGGCAAAGATGTAACCACCGCCTACATCTGCGAACAGCACACCCACGGCCACGCTTGCCAGCTGTGTGAGATGGTTATGGAAGGTCGTGCTCGCTTTAAGGGCAACAAAGCGATGGAAGAGCGCATTAACAGTATGCGTGCTACACCGCGTTATCTGGTCAACGGTGTTCTGTCTGCGCGCGAAGACTTTGCGGACGCAGAGAAATGCCAGCTGATTGAGCTGCCGTCTACGGTCTTCGACGATATCTGCAAAGTGATGTCCGAAGATATTGCGGATGATATCGGCAACCCACTGAGCAAAGAAGAAGGCTATGCGTTCCTGATTAAGCGTACCGGTTCCGGTCGTGACACCAAGTACGACGTATCCCCGAAACGTAAAGTCTACAAAGGCGACGTTCCTGAGAAGCTCTGGACTACCCAACACGATCTGATCGCATACGCGAACCAGGCTGACGAAACCCGTCTGCTGTCTACGGCTCGCACTATGGGTCGTCTGATTGGTATCGCGGCTCCGGCAGCAACAATGTCCTCTCCGGCCATTTCTTCCGCTGCAAAATCAGCTGCTGCTGAACTGCCAGGCTTTGGCTCTATCACTGGTCATACGGAAGGTGCAGCTGCTGTCGCTACAGCACACACTCCGGCTCCAGAGTCCACCAGCCTGGTTGATGAAGAGATCCTGCGTGCCGCTGAAGCTGAGTTCAAGCCAGAAACTAAACCGGAAGAAGTTAAAGCTCCGGAAGCCGCCGCATCTGCAAGTGCTTCAGCATCTGCTGCCGCTGCATCTGCACCAGCTGACGAAGGTCTCGACGACCTGCTGGCTGAACTGGACGCTCTGTAATCCCATAACGTGACCAGTAAGGCGTCTACGGACGCCTTACTTTTTGGAAGGAGTGTACCGGTGAATTATCTCTTTGTGGACGGTAACAGCCTGGGCTATTACCACCAGCAATCCGACAAATTACACAACGGCGAGATGGAAGTTCAGGCGGCTTTTGGCTTCGTGAAGAACGTTCGTCGTTACGCCTCAATTCTCCATGCCCGCCCAATGATCTTGTGGGATGGATTCAGCGACAAACGTCGCGACTTCTACCCGGAGTACAAAGCGAATCGCGATGACGACCCGGATATGAAGAAGATGAAAGAAGGCTTTGCCATCCAGAAGCCGTACATCTTGAAAATGATGACCGCGCTGGGCGTTAACCAACTCATTGCAAAGGACGCAGAAGCGGACGACCTGGCTGGAATGCTGGTCTCTCGCCTGGCTCCGCAGCCGACCGTCGATCACATCTACCTGCTGACTGGCGATGGCGACTGGCTCCAGCTGGTTCGCGAGAATGTGAGCTGGGTAAGCCTGCGTGAAGATGCCAAGCACAAGCAGGTGAACTTCGAACAGTTCGCAGAGCTGACCGGTCTGCCAACGCCACGAGCGTTTCTGGAAGCGAAAGCATTGCAGGGCGATAACTCGGACAACATCAAAGGCGTCGGTGGCATTGGTGATGGTGGCGCGAAAGAGCTGCTTCATGAATGGGGAAGCGTGGCCGCAATGGTACGCGGCATTAACGACGGCTCCATTGTCATCAACAAAGGTCGCTATAAGACGGCATTCAACAAGCTGGCAAAGAATGCCTTCAACGAGAAGACGGGCTGCCGGATGCTCGAAGCCTTTAAGCGCAACATGATGCTGATGAACCTTATCGACACAAAATTCCCACCCAGCGAAATCGAGTCGATTAAAGGCGCACGCGACATGAATGCCTTCGAACAGATGTGTTACGAGCTGAACTTCCGGTCGTTTCTGGAAGATCTGGAAGTGTTTGTTCTGCCATTTGAGAGGTACTGCTGATGCTGAAATCCATCATTAATGGCGGGGCAACTACGCCAACCATGCTGGCTAAAGAGATTGTCTTCTGCCACGGCGAGCACGCTGTGGTGGCGCTGCCGAACATTCTGGGCGCTGCTGGCATTTCTGCTACTGAGCGTGAGTTCGCGCTGGTCAGCGAGCAGGTCGTGAAGATCATCGCTCGCGTCGCCAAACACCTGAACCACGACGCAATCAAGTTTGACGAAGCCGCTGCTTCGAAGCGAATCAACGAATCAAAAGGAGCCTAATCATGGCAAAAGGCAAATCCGCACTGGCACTGGCGCTGAAAAATAAAATCGGCAGCAATGACGAGATCCAGAAGGTCTCCCACTGGATTGACTCCGGTTTCCCTCCACTGAACAAAGCCATTTCCGGACGTTACGACGGCGGCTTCCCATGTGGGCGCATCGTTGAGGTATTTGGGCCTCCGAGTGCAGGAAAAACGTTCTTAGCCACGGCTGCAATGGTGTCAGCACAGAAACAGGATGGTCTGGCCGTATTCCTTGACCACGAAAACAGTTTCGACGTTGGTCTGGCGGTGGCGAACGGACTGAACGCCGACGAAGACGACGGTCAGTGGGTCTACAAACAGCCGGATACCTTCGAAGATTCCGTCGAGCTGATCGGCACAATCCTCAAGCTGGTGCGCGACGAAGAGCTTATCCCGGAAACAGCCCCTATCTGCATCGTTGCCGACTCTCTGGCGTCGATGGTTCCGAACTCGAAGGCTGAGAAGTTCGACAAGATGGCAGAAGGCACTGCGAAGGACAAAGATCAGCTGAACATGAACGACAACACGGCGCTGGCGCGCGCGACGAGTGCGAACTTCCCTACTCTGGCGCTTTGGGCGCGTAAGTACAACGCGTGCATCATCTTCTTGAACCAGGTGCGTACCAAAATTGGCGTGATGTTTGGCGATCCGACGACGTCTCCAGGTGGCGACTCTCCGAAGTTCTACGCGTCGGTGCGCATCCGTCTGGGCGCATCCGTTATGAAGGATGGCAAAGAGAAGATCGGACAGGACGTTGGCGCCGAGTGCATTAAAAACAAAGTCGCGCCTCCGTTTGGCAAATGCTCATGGAAATTCTACTTCGACCCGACTCGCGGGCTGGACGTCATCGAATCGCTGGTTGAGTACATGCTGGAGGAAGGATACCTGCCCAAGAACGCCAGCGGGCGTGTGGAAATTGGCGATAAGAAATACACCAAATCGCAGATCGTCGAGATGTACCGCGAGAAGCCACTCCCGGAAATCATCGCAGCACTCCAGGCGATAGACGAACGGCGAGCGAAAGAGTCGTCCCCAGCAGAGACAGAAGAAGCGTAATCACAAGGCGTCCGTTGGACGCCTTTTTTATACTTGAAAATATATAAGTACTTACTTATCATTTCTACACCAAAACGACAAAGGGAAACACATGATCAAGGGTTATCTCATGGCTGTTTCAGCAGTGGTATCAGTCTGCTTTATTTACGGTTTACTGGTTCCATCGCTTATATCAGCTAAAAGCGATCTGGCCTTCTTTATCGGACTTGCCATCGCTTTAATCTTCCCGGTTGCCTTGTTAAAAGCTGGCCGCAGGTATATCAACTCACTCAATAAAACTAAGGAGAAGTAAGTAATGAAGAAAGGTTTACTGGCGGTGGCTTTGGCTGCTATTTGCACAATGGGTCTGACCGGCTGCGATCGCGTGGAACCGGGATACGTTGGCATTAAGGTAAACAAATTGGGTGAAGACAAAGGTATCGGTGAAGTTGTCGGCGTTGGCCGTCAGTGGACTGGTCTGAATACCGAGCTGTACACCTTCCCCACTTTCAAACAGATGAAAACCTACGATGAGCCGTTCACATTCCAGATGAGCGACGGTACAGCCATCGGCCACAAAATTGGTGTGGCATATCTGGTTAATCGCGACAAAGTAACTACCGTATTCCAGACCTATCGCAAAGGTGTTGATGACATTACCGACACTGATCTGCGCCAGAAGATTGCGGATTCACTGAACCGTCTGGCCAGCCGCATGACTACCGACACGTTCATCGACGGTGGCAAGGCGTCTCTGCTCGACAATGCGCTGAAAGACATTCAGGCAGAAATGTCACCGGTAGGTATTGAGGTTATTAGCCTGTCATGGGTGGGCAAACCAGACTACCCGGACACTGTCATCGAATCTATCAATGCCAAAGTGACCGCGAACCAGAAAACGCTCCAGCGCCAGCAGGAAGTTGAGCAGCGCAAGGCAGAAGCGAACATGCTGCGTGAACAAGCCGAAGGTGAAGCCGACGCTATCCGCAAGCGTGCTCAAGCAGAAGCTGATGCCATCAAGTTGCGCGGTGAAGCATTACGTCAGAACCCGAACGTCATGGAGCTGGAAGCCATCAACAAATGGAATGGCCAGTTGCCTCAGTACATGACTGAAGGGGCGAATACTCCGTTTATCGCGTTGAAGTAACAGCCTTTTCAAAGATACGGCGTCCACTTGGACGCCTTTTTTATTTCCGCATTATCACCAACAAGAAAACAAATTGGTTACTAATACGGAATTACCATCCGTAGAAGTACAAAGTGACAACGCCACATAGTTGTTCGGCAACGGATGAGAAGGAGATCGGGAATGAAAAATTACAGCGAGATGACGGACTTTGAGATTAACTGCCTGGTCGCGGAAGCCACCGGCCATCGACCGCTTATCTCACAATATGGCTGGAAAGGCTCACAGGAAGGCGATTACACCGCAGTGGTCGCCATCGGCCCGAACGGAGCCGGAACCTTCGACTGGTGTAACGATCCGGAAGATGCGTGGGACATTATTTACCGATACAGAATCGGCGTAATCCCTGCCAGACAGCCTGGCGAGTGGAGAGCGGCCCACAGAAAAGTGGATAGCTCAACGCCACAACATCTGATCCAGAACCCTAACCCTTTCAGAGCGGCAATGACCGTGTTCCTTTTAATGCAGGAGAAAAAGCGTGAAGAAACTGTATGACGCGGCCAACGCTGCGCTGGATGTAGTGGATACCGAAATTGCCCAGGGCTTCCCGGAGCCAGAATGGGCGACGCAGCTGCGTGAGGCGATTGCAGAGATGAACGCACCGGAACCTTCAGAAGATGAAGCCGACTGGCAGCGTTTCATCAGAATGTACGCGGAAGAGATTGGCCCGACGCCAACCGCTGAACAGGCCATGTTGCTCAAGTACTTCAAGGAAGCTGGAGAGAACCTGCCGGTTGATGATACACCGCACTGGTTTCACGCCGCCTGGCGTAAGTTCGACGTGATCTACACCCGCGGTCTGGGAAACAAAGATATGGTCGTCTGGCATCTGATGCACATTGATAAGGCTGTCGACCGCACGCTGGAGAAGTTCTTTCCTCCAGCCTGAACACAATGATTGTGCGCCGCATGGCGCACATTAATATAAATAAGTACTTACCAACAAGGAGAAACACATGAAGATTTTGGTTCGCATTTCAGCCAGCACCGACTATGACGTTTACCCGTTGTTCATGGTCAAGTGTGATGGGCTGAACGATGAAGAAATTCAAGCGGCAATTGAGCGCAATCTCGTTGAGTACACTGGCATGGATGCAGATTCTGTGTATGTCGATGATGACGGTGTTTGTTGGCACAACGGTAGTTGCTGGTACGTCGACGACACGATGCCGGTAAGCGATGAAGACGCGGCTCATCTTGAGCGTATCTTAGGTATCAGCACTTTTGAGTGATATTTACAGCAAAAAATATATAAGTTAGTATCTACCTATCATGAAAACTGTATTTGACACTTTATTACTTATTATCTCGATAGCTTTTGTGCTCGATTGCATCTTCACCGGAGCAATCCGTAAAGCGCTGACGCCTGTTAATGGCGCGATGGTTAATGCGCTGGCCGTAGTGCTGGTATTCGACTCAGCATTTGGCGTTATCTAAGGAGTCGTGGCATGAAGAAAATAGTCCTGGCTCTGGCACTGCTCTCCCTCCCTGTATACTCGGACACGCACGTCTATGAGTGTGAGATGTCAGTGGCCGAAGTGAAAAACGACGAGATCCGCAATGTCGTCAAAGCCAGCTACGGCGCGATGGTTGTGGACAGCGGCGAACAGTTTTATGTTGTGCGCGATGATCGCGTCCTGTCTTCCCCCTATCTCACCAAACGTAACGGCAAACCGTCTGGCGTGGGTGAAGATAAGTTCGTTTACAACAAATCAGGTGATGTCTACGGCGTTCACGCGAAGAACGCCAGCTACCTTTTCGATGACTGCAAGGAGGTTGGTTGATGGCGGTTACACTGGCAGGTCTGGAAATCGAAAAAACAAGTGGCTACTGGCGTGCCAAAGGGTTTAAGCAACCCGGCGTGCTGGAGCGTCTGGAGCGTGAGGACGGTGTCATTGTCCACCAGCGTCGCGAATGGCGCATGTACGATCCGGAAACAGGTAAGCTCACGACGAAGGCCGGGACACTCTGGGGGCTGCTGAAGAAAATCATCTGATCCATTATCCACTATGGGAAGAACCACTTCCCATAGTGGTTATCTTGCCCGTAGAAGCAACATCATAGTGCCTACCGCTGACAGCATACGTTTGTCTAAATTCTCCTCTTTTTTACCGCTGACAGCATATCTTTTAGTCGCTCAATTTACCGCTGACAGCATACGTTATGACCACAAGACAAGGTTTACCGCTCACAGCATATCCAAACATCACCTCATACCGCTGGCAGCATATCGGCGTTTTTCGCCTCTGTGGGCGCTCTGTCAGGACGAGAAAAACAATCAAGTTAGTGAGTGCAAACCCTTATTTCATGCGGCTTGCGGGGTTAGTGACCACTGGGGAAGTTGTCGCGGGAAATGGGATCGAAGAGGCGCGCAGACCAGATAACGGCGGGCTAATGAGCAAAATCGCCCGCTGATATCATACATTTTCTAAAAATTACCGCTCACAGCATATCTTTTTGCCGCTGACAGCATACTTTATGTGAAAAATACCGCTGACAGCATATCTTGTGCCGCTGGTAGCATACGTTTTACCGCTGACAGCATATCAAAGGAGTTTCAGGCTGTTGGAGAGAATCTCGATCAGCTTGATGTTTTCGGGCGTCAGGTTCTGCGATAACTCGGTGATTTTGTTCACGAGGTTTTGTTTTGCATCGACACCAGAAGACGTGTTCTCGACCGGCTTATCCGGAAGCGCGGGCATTTCCTCTTTGACCGAAGAGGCTTTGAGCTTGGGATTGCGGCTGTGGATCTGAATGTAAATCGAGCGGCCACGCTTAATCTCGCTGTATTCGAGATAGCCCAATTCCTCCAGCGTTTTTAAGCCGTTGCGGATGGTCTGGTTCTGCGAGCTGACGTTACGACTACTCAAATTGAGTCTGGCTCGAAGCCTTGCCAGCGATACTGGTGCCGGTTTGGCTGGAAGACTTTCGATGAACGTATACAGCGCCTGGGCGGTCTCTTTGCGCGGCAGCTTGTTAATGACTTTTAGCTGGAGCAGCACTTTGTGGTCGAAGCGATAGAGTTCGGCCAGCTTCGGCTCTGCGTGAAAGATGATGGAGTCTTTTTGCTCGTTGTAATCGACGCTGTTCACCAGGTGAACCATCAGGAGCGAGATTTTGTTCGAGCCGTCGACGTTCTTTTCTTCATACGTGCGCTGGAAAGAGAGCGTGGTGCGCATGATCTTCAGGAGGCTGTTGGTGAGCCTGTCACGCAGCGTCTTGCGGATCTGCGACGACGGATAGCCGCAGAATTTGGCGAACTTGGTAATGCTCAACTCGACGCGGCCACTCGGCTCCCCGTACTCGGCCAGAGAGCGCACGACGCCGACCCACGTTTTAAAATCGTGATCCATATCCAGGCGTGGACCTGTTATCTTGATGTCGGAATACCCTTCTGAACGAGCAACCTCCAGCTGAACCAGTTCTTTTGAGGCGTCGATCTCATTAGGTCTGTTCCGCTTGCTGTTCTTTGTTCCCTTTAGCGTGGGCACGAACAAACCAAGCCTCATCAACGCTATAGGCTGAACAGTATTGTTGCTGTTTGGAACAAGATCGCCTGTGTATAGTTCGAGGGATTCTTCTTCAAAATTATCTATACTGTCGTCTAACACATTGTTTTTGGTTTCTTTTTTCTTTCGAGTGGGCATGTTGACACCTTTCCGCTTCCAACCGCTGACAGCATACGTTATTTGCCGTTAGCAGCATACCAAAAACAGATGGCAGCATATCGCTCACCGCTGACAGCATATCTTTTACCGCTGACAGCATACGCGAATACCCCGTGAGGCCAGACGTGGCGCGGCCTGCGAGGATCGGGGATCTCTTTTGATCTATATAGGGATCTATACGGGATCTAATTAATAGGATCTACCCTGTGGATAATGTGAATAACTAAAACAGGCGTTTGCGAACATTGCCGCACCTCATGCGCTATGTTTGCGGCGAGCAACAATAACGTGAATTAAGAACATGGATCTAAAACGCACACGCTGGGTACGCCGTCTTGAGGATGGCTCCTACACCATTGAGTCAAACACCAACCTGAACAAGCAGAAGCTCCTCTGTGAACTGTGTGGCATTGCTTCCAAATGTCCGATTAACGAAGCGCGCATAAAACTACATGAGGCAGGCGCCCACTTTCACCTGAATAGCTGCATCAGATACGTGCCTCTGCTGGCATTTCGCAAACCGATCATCGGATTAGACGCGCCCTACTTCAACACGCTGCGCTCTGGCGTGACATGGCGAGACCGCGTCGAACCTGGAAAGCTTGTTTGTCTGGTTGAGGCTGATACTGGAAAGATCATCCGGTTTGGCAAAGTGGACAAGGTCTATTCCGGGCCGGTGGATGAGATGCTGCGTAAACACAGCCGGTTCAACCATCTGTGTATGGGCGGAGAGAAGATCGAGAAGGTGAGCGAAGTTATCCGCAAATCTTACGGACACTTTCTCAAAGACGACAGCCTGCTGACGGCTATTTACGTCAAGCACCTCGACCGGGAGTTCGACACCGAATATCACAGCGAGGAAGAGCTACATCTCGTTGACCCACGTCCAAAAGCAGGGGTGATCGACATCAACATAGCGCGTCAGAAGCCCTCAGAGACGATTTAATTACAAAGCTATGTCTTTGGATGGCGAGAAAACATCGCGTCTCACAGAAGCGTTTAGCGCTACGGGAATTTGAAATGGGAGCAACCCATACGGGTTGCCCTGAAACTTTAATCGCAGGTGGTTTTGCCAGTTCCATCGGGATAGGTGATGGCTTCACAAGATTTGCCATTAAAAAAGCTGTAGCTGCGAATAGTGCCGTCAGGATCGCGTTCTGTGTAGGACTCCAGCTTCTTCGGATCAGCGTTCTTACGGCGCACTTCTTTCAGCTCATATTGGGTCTTGTACATCTCCTTGTAGGCTTCCTCTATGCGCTTCATCTTGATCTCCTTTGCCTCTTTGCTACCGAGATAAGCGGCCATTTCAAGATCACAGTTGAAACGGATTTTTGGGAATGAAGGCGCGTATTTACCCATGACTTTAGTTAAATCATTGTCGTTGGAGACATAATAGGCATGGCTTCCACACAATTTGTCGGCTCTGTCTTGGGCAATAGCTACGCTTGAAGTGGAATAAATATCAACGTACCCGCCAGCTGACTTTTCATCTTGAGGCGGCTTTGGCACGCATCCGATCAGAGCAATGGCCATCGTCCCTATAATTACGCGTTTCACCGTCCGTTCTCCTTTTTCGTTTAGTTGTCATCAATGAGTGACTGCGATTATAGAGTGGCTTGTAACATTTAGAAATCTATGCCGCTTCATAAAATAGGTATTCACTTACTTATATATTTTGTCATAATCGTGTGCCTGTAGTTTTTCTTCTGTGCCGTGTTGTCTGGGTTGCTCGCCTCTCAAACACGCTTAACATCTGTATCAAAATAACCACAAAGGAAAAGACACATGACATTGCCATACGGGGTGATATCAGATCCCCATTATCATCGTTGGGATGCTTTTGCGACAACAAACGCTGACGGGCTGAACTCTCGACTGGAGATCCAACTGGACGCCACTAAAGAAGCAGCCAAAGCCATGAAAGCTGCGGGCTGTAAGTACATGCTGGTGGCTGGTGATACTTTCCATGTTCGTGGTGCTATATCACCTTCCGTCCTGCATTTCGTGACTGAAACTTACGAGTGGATCATCAAAGAGTTGGGTCTCGAAGTGGTTATGCTGGCCGGCAACCACGACCTCGAAACCAACGATTCCGTATACAGCGCCAATGCAGCGGCCTCTCTGCGCTCAATCGGTGTGGAAATTGTCTGCGGCAAACGTCCTCACTCCATCAAAATGGGCGACGTAACCGTCCACCTGATTAGCTGGCGTAACAACCACGCAGAGCTTATTAGCGACCTCAAAACACTGCGTTCCGGGCTGGATGGCGACAATCACGATGTCGTTGTGCATACCTCGATCAACAAAGCGATCCCCACCATGCCAGATGTCGGCATCGACGCACAGGAACTGAAAGATATCGGCTTCCGTTTGTTGCTGTCCGGACACTACCACAACCACAAAGAAGTGCTGCCTGGAGTGGTTAGCATCGGGGCGCTGACGCACCAGAATTGGGGCGATGTTGGCTCGCTGGCTGGCTTCATGATCGTCAACCCTGACGGCACATTCACCCACCACGAAACCTCCGCACCCAAGTTCGTCAACCTTGAGGACGATGTGGAAGACGACCAAATTCGCGGTAACTACGTGCGCTTCCGTGCCGTTGTGGAGAGCGATGAAGAGGGCATCAAAATCCAGAACGTCCTGAAAACAATGGGCGCGAAGGGTGTCGTCTGCAACTTCATCCGCAAGGCATCGATGATGGAAGGCACTGCCAGTACTGCGGAGACCAGCAAAATAGACAGCCTGGGCGAGTCCGTCGCGGCGTACTGCAAGATCGTTCACGACACTGACGGCGGCTTCGACCTGAGCAAGCTGGACATGCTGTGTCAGGAGATCCTGACCGAAGCGGAGAGTGCGGAGGCAATGTGAGTACGAGCCATTCTGGGAGCTTTCGGGACTTCATCTCCACGATGAAAAGACTTGAACGAGGCCAGACGGTGATGTTCCACAAGCCCTACCCACCCAACGGAAACCCTGTGGCGTTTTATCTGGGAAGACTGAGCAAACAAGGCGTACTGAAACGCCGATCTTTCCCAGCCCACACGGAGTTTCAACTGCGAAAAGGCCAGCATTTGAATCAAAAAGTTAGAGGCATTGTATGAAATTTCTGAAGCTCCAGGTTGAGAACTTCATGGCGTTAGCCAGCGCCGAAGTTGAGTTAGACCAACGCGGTCTGGTGCTCATTCAGGGTGTTAACAGTGGCGACTCTTCCGCTGCCAGCAATGGCGCTGGCAAATCGACTTTGATGAACAGCCTGATGTGGTGTCTGTATGGTGAAACTGCGCATGGCGTTAAAGGTGACGACGTGCTCTCTACAGGCCACGAGAAAAACTGTCGCGTGATGGTGACTGTTGAGGATGAAGGAAAGCGTTACGCCATCATTCGCCACCGCAAACACAAAGAGTTCAAGAACCGGCTGATCGTCCGTGGCGAAGACGGTGATATGACCAAAGGCAAAGACACACTGACGCAGGAGTTCGTTGAACGCCTGATTGGTGCATCGAAAGAGGTGTTCATGGCGTCCATCTACGCCAGTCAGGAAGCAATGCCAGATCTGCCGGGTATGTCCGACAAGAACCTCAAAACCATCGTTGAAGAAGCCGCTGGCGTCGACCGGTTAACGCGAGCCTATGCCATTGCTCGCGAGCGTGCTAATGCAGCTGCCGCACGCATGGATGTTACCAAATCCAAAATGGAAGCCTGTCTCACGCTTATCGAGACCGCGCAGTCAGAGATTGAGGCGGCCAAAGCGTCCTCTGATAGTTGGGAACGCGATCGCGGCGAACGTCTGGACAAGGCCCGCGTCGATTTGGCTGGCGCGGAGGTAACGCTGTCTGAAGTCGTGATGGAAATTCGCTCGCTGCCGGAACAGATCCGGGATACGGAAAACGCGATTGCTGGCGAACGCAGCAAGCTGGCCTCCAAAGAAGAGCATGACGCCAAACTGCTGAAGGTGCGCGGTGCGATTACGGAGATCCGCTCAAGCATCCGCACTTCAGAAGCGGCACAGAACGAGTCGATGAACCGTGCTCGCTCGTTTAAAACCAAAGCAGAAGAGGTCAACACAAAGGTCGGAGCACCTTGTGTTACGTGCGGAAAGCCCTACTGCGAAGAAGATTTGTCCACCGTGAAGGAGAGTTTCATTGAACAAGCGCGTAATGAGATCGGCCAGGCGCAGGCATCAGCAGCGGCAGTGGCTCAACACAAAGCTCGTCTTGAGAAAGCGCTCGGCATCGAGTCTGCACTGGTCGCAGCCACACCCGACGTCTCAGAAATCATCGCCAGAATCGAACGCCTGACCAATGAGCTAAGTGCGCTGCGTCATCGAGAACGTGAAGTTGTGGCCGTCGAAGCGATGGTGGCGCGGGCGCGTACTGACGTGAATCGCATCATGGCAGAGGTAAACCCATTTCTGGCTGTCATTAAGCGCCATGAAGACAACCTGGCTGCCAATAAATCTAATCATGCAGTACTTAAAAAAGAGTTAAAAAGCATTCAGGAACAGGCTCTGTTGCTGGAGAAAGCTCGCCAGGTTTACTCCCCAGCAGGCGTGCGTTCACACATCCTGACGTCTGTTACGCCTTTCCTGAACATCAGGACTGCGGAGTATCTCAACACGCTGTCGGACGGCAATATCGTTGCCGAATGGTCGACAATGGAGACAACGAAGAAAGGCGAGTATCGCGACAAATTCAATATCAGCGTAACCAAAACAGGCTCCAGCAAATCCTTCCAGACGTTGTCTGGTGGCGAGAAGCGTAAGGTACGCATTGCGTGCTCTCTTGCCTTGCAGGATCTGGTTGCCAGTCGCGCCAGTAAGAATATCGAGCTGTTTATCGGCGATGAAATTGACGACGCGCTCGACACTGCCGGTCTGGAGCGTCTCATGGGGATTCTGGAAGCCAAAGCGCGTGAACGCGGCACAGTGATGATCATCTCCCACAAAGAGATGAAATCGTGGTTCCGGGAAACCATCACAGTCGAAGTCAAAGAGGGTCGCAGCTATGTCGTTTAACTTGAGCCGAACGCAGTTTTTGCAGATGTTTGCCGTGATGCAGTCTATAAAGCTGATAAACCACCATACGGCAAAAGCAGCTGCGCCTGCACTTTTGTGGAAAAACGAAAACATCAATGACGACCAGTTCTCGGTATTAACCAGTCTGTTGTCATCGACTCCGTTGATGCCGAGTTTGTCTATGCTGCCGTCAGGAAGCACTGCGCCGATCCTTATTAATCCATTTACGGAAGGTGGATATCTCCCACATTCTGGGCCGGGGTTCGTTGTGATTCCTGAAACCGGAACGCTGAACATCCAAGAAAATGCGCTCTTCAATGCGATGGAGACGCACATCAGCACCGCATTCACTAATCTGATTCGACACGCTAACGCACGCGCGGATCACGTTGCAATGCCGGGTGCTGCCTTCGCCAGCTTCTCTGTTGACTATGACCTGCACGCGCCAATTTCAAAGCGGGCGAAACTCTGCTTTTACGAGGAGGGATGTGAAGTAGCGATTATTGAAGTTCTTCTCCCCCATGTATTCAGCGCGAATGAAACGGCTGCACACCATCTGATCGACATCATGCGGCATTTCATCGGCCAGAGCATGATCGATACGGACATTGCTGCAGGCGTTCTAACCAACGATAGCATTCACGTTGTTAGCGACATTCCGAAGCCGCCAACTCGCGAGCCGGAAAAGACACTTGAACAGAAACTAATGGAATGCCCAACCTGGGCTACGTGGTAAGGGGACCAAAAATGAGTAAAACCATTCGTGTGGTCGGCGTCGACCCTTCAATGAGCAACTTTGGCCTGGCGATTGGCACGCTGGATCTGGAAACGGATAAGCTGGACATTCATGGCCTGACATTGGTGGAAACCAAAGCTGGCGGCAACAAGAAGACGGTTCGCGTAAACAGCGACGATCTGCGCCGCGCTAATGAAATCTGGCGTACCGCCAAGCCCATAATCGAGCAGGCTCATATGGTGTTTTGTGAATTGCCGGTTGGTAGCCAATCGAGTCGCTCTCAGACCTCATATGGCATTTGCATTGGCGTACTGGCGTGCGTGGATAAGCCACTTATACAGGTCACGCCAAACGAGATTAAGCACTATGTTGGGAATAAGCTGACCACGTCGAAGGAAGAGATCATTCAGTGGGCTACGCAGAAGCAACCAAACGCCCCGTGGTTGCGCCGGAAGCAATCTGGCAAGGAAGTGCTGGTGAATAAAAACGAGCACCTTGCGGACGCTGTTGCGTCGATTTACACCGGTATGCAAACTGATCAATTCCGTCAGGTTCGCGATGTTCTTGCAGGAATTTTATAAGTCGGTAATTGATAGGTAAGTGCTTATCTATTAACATGAGGCCACTATATTTAGTGGCCTTTTTTATTGGGTGATACATGATAAGCATCGTAAAACGTAACGGTTCCACAGAGCCGTTGTCAGAGGAAAAATACAACCGCGTTGTGATGTGGGGAGTCGAAAACATTCGCAACGTTAGCGCGTCTGCTGTCGCTATGGGCGCCGCTGCCAGCATTTTCGACGGAATGACCACCTGCCAGCTGCATGAAGCGCTGGTGAAGTCCGCTGCCGATCTGATCTCTCCGGAAACCCCGAACTACTCGCAGGTTGCCGCGCGACTGAGCCTGTTCAAGATCCGCAAGGACGCCTTCGGGCAGTATGACTACCCGAATTTCTACAATCACATCGTCAGCAACGTCAGCCGTGGCGTTTACGATGAAGACCTTCTCAAATACTACTCTCAGGAAGAAATTGCCGAGCTGGGCGTGTACATCAAGCCTAAGCGCGACGAATACTTCGGCTATGCCGCAACCGTGCAGCTGGCGAGCAAGTATCTCGTTCAAAACCGTGTAACTGGCGCTATCTACGAAGGGCCACAGCAACTCTACATGCTGGTAGGCATGTGCCTGTTCCAGAATTGGGAAGATGGCTGCGCCGGTAAGACGCGTCTGGAGATGGTTAAAGGCTTCTACGATGTGACCAGTACATTCAAGCTGTCTCTGCCAACGCCAATTATGGCCGGCGTGCGCACCCCTACTCGCCAGTTCTCCAGCTGCGTGCTGATTGAAGCTGCTGATAGTCTGAAAGGGATTAGCGCTGCGTCTTCCGCAATCATCGACTACGTGTCACGTCGCGCGGGCATTGGTATTGGCTTTGGGCGTCTGCGTGCGCTGGGAAGTGAGATCCGCAATGGCGAGGCCACCCACACTGGCGTTATTCCATTCCTGAAACACTTCCAGACGGCGGTGAAATCCTGCTCTCAGGGCGGTGTTCGCGGCGGCGCTGCTACAGCGTTCTATCCGATCTGGCACTTGGAAGTAGAAAGCCTGCTGGTGCTGAAAAACAACCGTGGCATTGAAGAGAACCGCGTTCGTCATCTCGACTATGGCGTGATGATTAACCGTCTGATGTATCGCCGCCTGGTGCGCAACGAAAACATTACGCTGTTCAGCCCACACGATGTGCCGGGCCTGTACGACGCGTTCTTTGTTGATCAGGACAAGTTCGAAGAGCTGTACCTGAAGTACGAAGCCGACGAGAGCATCCGTAAGAAATCTATCCCGGCCGTCGACCTGTTCTCTACGCTGATGCAGGAGCGTGCCTCTACTGGTCGTGTTTACATTGCCAACGTCGACCACATGAACGATCACGGCGCATTCGTTCCGGAAATTGCACCGGTACACCAGTCCAATCTCTGCATGGAGATCACGCTACCGACCAAGCCACTGGCGTTCACTGACGATTCGAACGGGGAAATCGCGCTTTGCACTCTGTCTGCGTTTAACCTGGGCGCGATCCGCACGTTGGACTCACTGAAAGACGTGGCGTTCTACGCTGTGGCGGCACTGGACTCTCTGCTCGACTATCAGGACTACCCGATGGCTGCTGCAGAAATCCCGGCTAAAGCACGTCGTAGCCTGGGCATTGGCGTAACCAACTTTGCCTACTATCTGGCGAAGAACGGCTTTAACTACTCTGACGCTGCGGGCAACCAGCTGGTGCATGAGACCTTCGAAGCCATTCAGTACTACCTGCTCGATGCGAGCTGCCGACTGGCCGAAGCGAAAGGTGCATGTGACTGGTTCTCCCACACCAAATATGCACAGGGCCAGCTGCCAGTCGACCACTATCGCAAAACGCTGGATACCAACCCGGAGACCTCTTTCGAGCTGAAAATGCCGTGGGAAGAGCTGCGTGGCCGTATCCGTGAGCATGGTCTGCGTAACTCCACTCTTACAGCGCAAATGCCGTGTGAGACGTCCAGCCAGATCACCAACTCCACCAATGGTATTGAGCCGCCCCGCGGCCCGGTGTCCGTGAAGTCTTCAAAAGACGGCATCGTGAAGATGGTCGTTCCGGACTTCGCGCAACTGAAAGACCAGTACGAGTACCTGTGGGATATGCCGGATAACCGCGGCTATCTGACTAAGGTGGCCATTATTCAGAAGTTCTTCGATCAGGCCATCTCTGCGAACACCAACTACGACCCGACTCGCTTCCCTGGCGATAAGGTTCCAATGATGAAGCTGCTGGAAGACCTGCTGTTTGCGTATCAGCAAGGTGTGAAGACGCTTTATTACCACAACACGCGTGATGGCGCTGGTAAGCGTGATGACGACGATCAGGTGTCAAAACCTTCCGCTGCGGAGGTTGTTGAGCCAGAAGATGAGTGCGATGGCGCGTGCAAAATCTGATGAGCGTGGGGAGAGATCCCCACCTTTTCATTGAGTTGAGCACCTTGTTTAAACCAATAAGATAACAATTTGTTTAAAGCCACTCGATAACATTCAGAGGGAAACACATGACTTATTCTACTTTCCGTTTGGGCGCTAACGACGCAACGAAGGAACCTATGTTCCTCGGCCAGTCTGTCAACGTAGCACGCTACGATCAGCAAAAGTACCGTGACTTCGAAAAGCTGATTGAGAAACAACTTTCGTTCTTCTGGCGCCCTGAAGAAGTCGACATTACCACTGACCGCATCGACTTCAATACCAAGCTGCAAGAGCACGAACGCCATATTTTCCTGAGCAACCTGCGTTACCAGACGTTGTTGGATTCCGTTCAGGGTCGCAGTCCAAACGCAACACTACTGCCGCTGATCTCCATTCCTGAGCTGGAGACATGGGTTGAGACCTGGTCGTTCTCTGAGACGATTCACAGCCGCAGCTATACCCACATTATCCGCGGTATGGTGGATGACCCGAGCATCGTTTTCGACGGCATCGTCACGGACGAAGAGATCATCAGCCGGGCTGTAAGCATCTCAAGCGAATATGACAGGCTGTACGAAATGACCTGCGCTCGCCAGCATCTTGGTGAAGACGAATTTGAACGGCTGTATGTCAGCGAGTTTGATGGCAAGCCCTACCCTCTCCAGCGCCAGCTGTTCCGAACACTGGTGTCGGTGAATGCACTGGAGGCGATTCGCTTCTACGTGAGCTTTGCGTGTACGTTCGCCTTTGGTGAGCGGAAGCTGCTGGAGGGCAACACGAAGATCATGCGCTTCATCGCGCGCGACGAGGCTCTGCATTGCGAAGGTACTGAACGCATGATCCGTTTTATGCGTACCGGTCGTGAAGGTCTGATGTGGAAGATGATTGCCGCAGAAGAAGAGAGCTTCATCTATCAGACCATGATGGACGTGGCCGGGCAGGAAATGCGCTGGGCTGACTATCTGTTTAAAGACGGCTCAATGATTGGCTTGAATGCCGACATCCTCAAAAGCTATGTGAAATACCGCACCAACCTGGCAATGCGTCGTCTTGGGCTGCGACCGCTGTTCCCGGAAATCAAAGACGATCCACTGGTATGGATGAACAAATGGCTGCTGTCAGACACCCTGCAGATCGCTCCGCAGGAAGCTGAACAAAGCAACTACCTCGTTGGCCAGATTGACTCCGCTGTCGATCGCTCCGGCCTGAGCCAGTTCGCAGACCTTTAAGCCGAGTTTAACCACTTTGTGGCCTGGCGCTGCTGGGTCACAATTGACGTATCAAATGAAGTCCAAAGGAAAGAAAGAAGACATGAAATTTACGAAACTGACCGATCATCTGAAACTTGCCGCAGACAAACTCGTGGGATTTAAGCCAGAGCCTTACGAGTTGAATCCCGGTTTTGGCAAGGCAACGGAAAGCATCTACCTGATGGTTGACCAGTTCCACACACTGTTTCAGCACCCACGCCGTGCCATTCCAGATCCGGCACTACTGCGTCTGCGTGCCAAGCTGATCCACGAAGAAGCTGTTACCGAGGGCATCCCGGCAGCTAAAAACGGGGACATGACGGCGCTGCTGGATGCGATGGCTGACTTCCTTTACGTGGGCGTCGGCACAATGGTGGCCATCAAAGGCGGTATCTCTACAGGCATGAGCTACTACACCCAAGAGCAGAGTGTTGATCGCTTCATCCACACCATCATGGTTCCAGGCAACACGGTCTTTGACGACATGGCCATCCCGTTTGAAGAAGCAAAAGAAGCTGCATTAATGCTGAATGCACTGGCTGACAAACTCGAAGCGAAGCCGATTAACGATTCCGAATTGGTGCAGGAGCTGCGCCGCGTGATGAACAAAATCTACGTTGCCTGCATGATGACCTACCGCCTGGCTGATTTTCTCGGTATCGATATTGTTGAGCTGGTGGCAGAAATCCATCGTTCCAACATGACCAAGCTGTGGCCGGCTGACGCCGAAGAGCGTCGTGTGGCGGTAGAGAATTGCAAATACGACAAGGAAGATCTGGGCTTCCGCCACGCTGAAGGGACTGACATGATGATTGGCTTCAGAGTTTCTGATGGCAAGATCCTCAAATTCCCAACCTACAGCGATGTGGATCTGACTCGCTTTGTTGAGAAGGCGAAAGCCTCATCTCTTTACGAGATGGTAAAAAAATAATTGTAAGTATCTACTTATCATTATATATTGCCTGGGCGTGTTTTATTGTCCAAGTTATTAATTGCTCATTGCAATGGTGGCCTAAGAGCCACCATTTTTTTTACTCCCCTCCTAGCCTTACACACTTCTGACAGATAAACTTGTATAAAATAATATGTATGTACTTACTTATCTTGTGTGAGGTTGATTTTGTCTATCCTACTGAATCGAGACTTTACGAACGGTCAGTTTGCCAGTGGTTCGTATGCCAAAGTGGTTGAAACGGTGCTCAACACTGGCGTTCACGCGGGTGATCGCACCGGAACCGGCACAAAAAGCGTTTCATATGTCCCTTCCTACTACATGCTGACGGGCGGCTCTGTTCCACTTATCTCCGGAAAAGCCGTCAACCTGAAGCCGTTACTGGTTGAGCTGGAGTGGTATCTCAAAGGAACGGGCAACATCCAGTTCCTGAAAGACAATGGCGTCAAAATCTGGGATGCCTGGGCTGATGAAAATGGCGATTTAGGCCCGGTCTATGGCAAACAATGGCGTCGGTGGGAAGATACCCGCATCGTGAGCCATAGCGAGTATTTGAGCAAAATCGACACGTTCCGTGAGCGCGGTTACAAGGTTGAGGGGTATCTGGGCGTAAGTGAAGATCGCGTTGTGTTGTCCCGTGAAATCGACCAGCTACAGCGTATCGTTCACACGCTTCGCACCAACCCGACAGATCGTCGCATCCTGCTGAATGCCTGGAATGTTGGCGAACTGGAAGATATGAAGCTGCCGCCATGCCATTTCGTGTTTTCACTGTGGAGTCGCGAGCTGGACTTTGAGACTCGACTGACGATGGCCACCGACATTGGCATCCAGCACAACCGCCACGGCCACGAATCCATTTACACCCAGATGCTGTGTCTTCTGGAAAGAGATGGCGGCATTACTGAGAACATGCTGGACGAGCTGGGCATCCCGAAACGCATTCTGAACTCATGTCTGGTGCAGCGCAGCGTCGATACCTTTGTTGGTATGCCGTTCAACATCGCCGGTTACGGCATTCTCACCCACTTCCTCGCGAAGATCACCGGCCACATGGCTGGCGCATTCGTGCATTTTGGCTTTGACGTTCATCTCTACGACAACCACATGGAAGGCGTTGAGGAGCTGATGAAGCGCGAGCCGCCCAAAGAGTCCGACCCGGTTGTCATTTTTCCGCCTGAATGGGCCGAACTGGACGACTTCAAATGGGAAGGTGTGCAGGTGTGCGGCTACAGCCCTCTTCCGTGGATCAAGGTTCCAGTGGCGGTGTGATATGGCCAGAGGGATGTATGTGTTGTGTGAAATTGAAGGTGTGCTGGCGAGAGCCAGCCATCGCAAAGCAGTGCCTGATGCGGATGCAGGCGCTCTCATTGCTGGTGATGAACTCATCTTTCCCACCAGCCGCATGTTGCGTGGTTTTGCTCGCTCCGGTGCTGAAGTGGTGCTTATCAGTAGTCGTCCGGAAGCGCTCGAAGGCCCAACCAAACGCTGGCTGAAGGACTTCGGCATTGATTATGACTGGCTCCACCTTGTTCCGCGCGGTGTCAGTTTTGAAACCCATATCAAGCGCACGCTGGCAGAGCACAAAGGCGACTTACTTATCGCCGCACTGGTTCATGATCCGCGTCTGCGTTCTGCGCTGGCAGATTCTCACCAGCGACCAACCATCTATGAGGTAAGCCAATGAAGATGATTGCAGCTGTCGGCCGCAACTATGAAATCGGCATTGGCAACGAACTTCCCTGGCGTTGCCCGACCGATCTGAAACTGTTCAAACAACTCACCAAAAACGCCACTGTCGTGATGGGACGCAAGACGATGGAAAGTCTCAAGCGCCCGCTGCCAGAGCGCCATAACCTCGTTTTGACGCGCTCTTGTGGGTATATCCCCAATGGGTTCTACCCCGCTGGCATCGATGACGTTTTGAGACTGCCAGATCCGGTCTGGGTGATTGGTGGCGGGCAGATTTACTCGCTCTTTATGCCACACGTAGAAGAGATCTGGCTGTCGCATATTGGCGTGGATGTGCCGGGCGCGGATGCGTTCTTCCCGGCGCCAATGATGCGTTCTTTAGGGTTCGTACCAGTAGAAACGGCTTATACCCAACGTGCAAATGAGGATGAGCCTGGCTTTTTGCAGATCGTATACAGAAGGTCGTAATGGATTACCGGATTGGAATCACTGGCGCACAGGGCAGTGGAAAAACAACCCTGGCAAGGTACATCGATGCGCATTATGGCATTCCGTATGTGGATGCCGGCGTTGGCAAGCTGATGAGCAGTCTGGGGGTGAAGGTTGGCGAGCGTTTGCCCCTTTACGAACGTCTTCAGGTTCAGATGGAGATTGCCAGACACATCGAGATGATCACCCGCGGCGTTGAAGGTTTTGTTATCGACCGCACGCCAGCCGATGTCATGGCTTATACGCTTGACCTGGTCGGCCAGACCAACGAAGACCGCTGCATCGAGCTGGCTCTCGACATTGAGCAGTTTTGCCACAAAGCGGCCATTTCCAACTTCAATGCTATCGCGGGTCTTCGCCCGGGCGTTGAGCTTTCCAGCAAAGATCTCGCGCGTCCCCAGCGAGGATCGCTTGACCGTCTCTATGTTGCTCGCATCGATGCACTTATGTGCGGTGAGCTGACGAAAATCAACACGCTTCCCCAAACCGGCGATCTGCAGGTGTTCGTTATTTCTGAAAAGTGCCGCACGGTTGAAGCGCGAGCCAGATCGGTATTGCGAGTGCTGGACAGAGCCGCTGAAAACATCGAGCGCCGTATAACAGGACGAGTGACCTTCCACTGAATGTTGCTCCCCTGTTGGGCAGTGTGACAATAAGACACGCGAAATGAATCGAGGAAAAACAGAATGATAGACGAACTTCCCCTCTCGGATGAATTAGATCGTAAAGCGATTGAAGCACTGATCCGCATTGCTGACGAACAATCCCGCTCTTTGATGAGTGAACGTGAAGCACGTCTGGCTATCCGCGCAGTGTTTGAGTCCGTTCAAGGGCTTGTTGGGGAAGAGGTTGGCGAAGCCATCAATGTGGCGATGTCGCAGTTCAATAGCGGCACCAAGCGCCCTCTGTTTCCTATGCACCTCAAACTCTCAGGCGGTACGGTTCTGTTCGTATCCGTTTGCCTGGAGACCAATCAAATCCAGATCCTCAACACATCAACGGGCGAATGGCGCGAGCCGGTCGTCTGCGAAAGTGGCGAGGACGCACTGAAAAAGGCTGCTCAGTTTGTGCGTGGCGCACTGCTGAAAGGCGCGAAGAAGCTGTAAGGAGTACCAATGACCACGATTGTCGGTGGCGTCGATATTGAGTCCACAGGGCTGGACTTCACATCCGGCCACAAAATTATCGAAATCGCGATAACCCGTTATGAACTGGAAACCCAGAAGCACATCGACAGCCTTGAGATGCGCTTCAACCCGCGTCGCAGTATCGATCCGAAGGCGCAGGCAGTGCATGGCATTTCACTGGAAGATCTGGCGACGGAACCGCTACTGGCTGACCACGCAGGCAAGATTGCTGCGTACATGGGCGCATGTAGCGCGTTAGTCGCCCATAACGGAGAGGCTTTTGACCTTCCGTTCATTCGCCACGAGTTCGGTAGCTATGGGGTGAAATTGCCAGATATCCCTCTGGTTGACTCCATGCTGGATGGCTTGTGGGCTACCGAGGATGGGAAGCGCCCACGCCTGGAAGAGCTGGCGTTCTCACTTGGGTTCACTTACGACCGTGAGAAGGCCCACAGCGCTCTCTACGATACTGACCTGATGATGCAGTGTTTCTTCAAAGCCCGAGAGAAATACGGCTTCTTCAAACTCCCATTCGAAAGCGCCTGATGGCGCTTTTTCTTTGCCTTCAGTTCTTCTAACTGCCTGTAATTATGACTTTTCCGCCTGATAGGTTTTGCCAGAATACGCTCAACCAAAACGCGGAAACGCACCAACGAAAACATAAGGAGTTAAAAATGAGCGCAGTTACAAACACTGTTAAAAACGATGACCTGGACGAACTGACTGCAATGTTGCAATCTCTCGACGAACCAGTGCAGAAAGCTGCGAAAATGAGCGGTGTCGACGAGATCGACGATCTTCTCTCTGGTCTGGATGATGCAATCGCAAAACCAGTCGAGGCGGTGGCGGATGAAGTCATGAATGCCAGCTCTACCGGCGATCTGAGTAGCGTTCTGGAAGAGCTTGAGATTGAGCACGAATCGGTGAAGGTCGAGGAACCAGAGCGTGACCTTGTTGCGGAGATAGTGAACGAGACAGCGCCTGAATTTGACGCTCGAAGTACTGAGACTACCGGTACAGATCCAACCCCTTTACCTTCAGTGGCGTCAGAGCCTAAACCTGAAGAAGAGCAGCCAAAACGCCAGAAGGCAAAATCAGAGCGTACCCCGGCCAAACCTCGCTTCACGCTGGAAGGTAAGGACGAATCGTTCTATGCGACAGCCGGTCTGGAAAGTGAGAGCTTTACTGCCGCATTCGAAGGGGCGCCAGTCAAAGCGAAAGACAAGATCTTAAACCTTTTGAACTGGTTTAGTGGTGGGCCGGAAATCAGCGTCTACACGGTAATCGCAATGCGCCATATCCTTGACGCGAACACGGCGACCAGCAATAGCATTAAACTGGCGCTAATGAGCAACCCGGAGAAACCATATCCGCTCAACACCGCTTCGACTCAGGCTGGCCAGATGATGGCTGTGTTTCCAGCTACTGGCATTGCCACCAGGGAAGGTGGAAATCTAACCCTTAATAAAGAGTCGCCGATCGTCAAAAAATTCATAGCGGAGTATTCCATTGGATGATGTTCCCCTACCCGATCTAAAGCCCCCTGACAGCTTTAGGACGCTGGGTAAGCTAATTGCATACCCAGCATCGATAAAACGCGCCAGAGAGCTTCCCGTTTGCGAATCTGGCGCGTTCTTCTTTGTTTGCTATCCGTTGGATTAAATGAAAAAATAGGTAAGTAATTACCTATCAGAGCAAAGTAATGATCGCAGCCGAAAAAATCAAAAAGCGAGAGCGTGATGCCTCTCTTCGCGACCTTTGGCGCACACCGCAGTGGTTGTTTGTCGCCATCCAACGTTACATAGGCGCAAAGTTCGATGTGGACGTCGCCTGCAACAAAGATAATGCCCTCCTGCCGAACTTTATCGGTGTTGAGCGTGATGCGCTCAAGTGCAGCTGGGGAGAACCTGGCACTGTGGCGTTCCTTAACCCGCCCTACTCCAAAATCACCCCCTGGATAGACGCAGCCATCCGCGAGCAGGCGCGTGGAGTGACGACGGTCATGCTGATACCACAATCCCTCGATACGCAGTGGTACGAGCGTGCGGCTGAATGCGCCAACGAAACCGTCATCTTGTCTGGCGGCCGCGTGGCGTTCGTTGAGCCAGATGTTGAACTTGGGCTGGTGGAGGTGAACATCAACCCTGGTGGCAGCATGTTGCTTATCTTCCGTGGCTACTGTCAGGAATCTGGGCACACCATCAACAAGATACCGCTGGCGGTGATGAAAAAGCTGGGTGGTTATGATCCTGCCAATGTTGTCAGGAAGAAGAGACCACGTAAAAAGGCAGCGTAAACACCAGTCTGGGAGTTAGTTTGAGAACCTGCGTCTGTATATATAAATAACTAAGTACTAATTATTAATATATACAGACGCAGGCTTTTTAAGACGTGATGTCCAAACAACTCCCTGACCGTTTTACACCTCCAGAACCCACTGGAACCCCTCTTCAGACGCTCTAGAATCGATTTTATGAACCACAGTAAGGAAAACTATCATGGTATACCCGACGAACGTCGTAGCGCTCGTTGAGAGCGATTTTCTGGCCAAAGTGCGCGACATGATGAAAGATCGCGATAAGGCTTTCAGTCTCTACGAATGGTCGCTCAAATGTCTTCATTCAGGCGAGCACAAAGAGCTGGTGGAGCAGCTGTTAGGGGAACTCATCAATGAGGTGTTTGCCCTGAACGTCCAGCTTCATGGGCGAGAAAATAATCAATCGAAATAATCGGTAAGTACTTACCATTTAAAACGCAGATCGCCAGTGATAAAATATACCCGCTTTCCGGATTGATTCCGGCAGCTCGACCTGATGGGTGGGGGATAGCGTCACTGGCGTCAGGTTTAAAAAAGCTCACTACCAGCGTAGAACCGGCACCGTTTAGGGGTTGGGGAAGGGGGAACCAAAGTGAGCAGAGAGAAGGGTCACTTTATGATTGTCGAGTCTGGAGTGTTTCGAGAGGTTGAATCCAGTACTCCCCTTCATAAAGTGTGGGAAGATCTCGGTTCTGGGGTGCTGTCATCCATAACTTCCCAAGCCTAAGCTGGCAGTAGACTTAGGTCATAACTTTTCAGGTTATGTAACGACCAGGTTGGTGAGGAAATTTTGTACTCACCTCCCTGGGAAAGTATTACCTGAAAAGACAACCTCTCACTTCGTTCGAGGTGAACTTCACTCACTTCGTTCGTTCAGTTCAGGTTTTATTAAAACCTGTTCTGGGAAGTAAGTTTTATTTTCTAAAAAATTTTTAATATTTACACGCACGCGTGCGCACACGCGCGAGGGAAAAAAATCGTCGCGGCGCGCGATTCTGGAGCCAAAATGACGACCAAGACCCCAGCCCGGCAACATACTGGCTGCCGCACGAAGTCCAAAGCCAGATACCAAACCCACCAGCAATCCCGTACCAACTTCAAAACCCCCGTAGTCGAGTTCAATCCCCAGCTCAAAACCGTAAAAGTATTCAGTGATGGCTCTTGCCTCAAAAATCCGGGCGGACCGGGCGGTTACGGCATCGTTCTCCAGTATCGAGGCGAAGAGCGCGAGCTTTCTGAGGGTTTCCACAGCACGACCAACAATCGGATGGAGATGATGGGCGCCCTGATTGCGCTGGAGCGTCTGAAGTACCCCTGCAACGTGATCCTGCATTCCGACAGCCAGTATCTTAAAAACGGCATGACGCTCTGGATGAAAGGCTGGAAGCGTAACGGATGGATCACGTCTGAGAAGAAGCCAGTCAAAAACGTCGATCTCTGGAAACGTCTCGATGCGGCCGCCAGCCGTCACAATGTCCGCTGGAAGTGGGTTAAAGGTCATGCCGGTCATCGCGAGAACGAAATGTGTGACCGCCTGGCGAAGATCGCCGCCTACTCCGCAGCTGATATGCCTCACAAGCGTGACATTGGATTTTTGTCACAAAACGATAAGTAAGTATTTACCTATCATTTTAAATCAGGTATCTTACCGTTCGTCAGGATGACGAAGTACCGGTTAGGTACTGTTCCAGGATGGAACGCCAAAAGGCGGCTGGCTTGTCCAGCCGCAACTCTTTCTGACACTGAGTGGAATCCAAATGGCACGTCAAACGCCTTTCACTTCTTTCAATAAACGTCCCCGTTCAATTCGCCTGGTTCTGGCCGAGCTGTTTAGCGGCCGTGTTTCTGCACGCCTTGCGGAACTGGAAGAACGAGTGTTTGAGCTGGAGAAGCGCATTGATGCGCAAGCTACCGCCATAGCAAATCTGGGCGCGACAGTAGGCATGGAGAAGGTGCGTGATTCCGTCGCCTCTCGTGTGTTGCGTGAATCCCAGGCACACAAGGACAGTTCTCATGGAAAATTTTCAACGAAATCGACTCAAGCCAATGGCCTACGGAGTAATTTTAGCAACCCTGGCAGCGGTAGCCGTGCCAGCCGGTCAGAGTCTGTTGATACCGGACACAACTACTTCCACCACAACCTTGCAGACGACGCCCCTGCCAGAACGACCTCCTGTCTCTCTGGATGGGATGCTGCTGGACACGATTCCAGCTCGACCTGCAACTCCGGATCTTCCTTCTACTGTGACTGAGGCTATTGCATGAAATGGAGCTTCCAGAAAGTCACCGCGATGATTGTTGGCCTCGCCATTTTTCTGCTTGGTGGCTGGATCATGAATCTGGTGAAACTCGTGAACGGTGGCGATCTTCAGTTTGATGCCGGAATGACACTTGCGCGTGTCGTGGGAATTTTCGTTGTTCCGGTGGGCAGCATTCTCGGGTTCTTTTGATGCCGAATCCATTTTCGGCACTGTTAAAACAAATTGTTTAGCCAATTAACCAATGAGAGTTAACAACAAGGGCCACTGACGGCCCTTTTTACACTGAATGGAGAATGTATGTTTGAGATGACTACTTTATCGATTCCCGGTGTGCTCCCGGACAGACCATTGATGTCCTCAAAAGAAATCTCAAAGCTGACCGGTAAACGACACAGTGACATTCTTCGCGACATCCGTAGCGTGCTGAATGAGCTGTATGCCGACGATTACCATAACGCAAAATTGCGTTATGAGAAAAATCAGTTACTTACAATTGTTGAAGGCATTGTTGTCAACATCGATTACCGGGGAATGGAAGGCGAGTACATGCTCGACCGAAAGCATACCGATGTTCTCATTACCGGCTACTCGTTGAAGTACCGCGCTGCTGTCATTGAGCGCTGGCATGAGCTGGAAATGAGTGTTTCAAGCGGGGCGCTTTACGGTGCCTACCCCAGCATCCCGGAAACCTTTTCAGAAGCACTTCGACTGGCAGCCGATCTTGAAGAACAGCGTGCTGATCTTGAGCGCAAGCTGTCGGTGGCAAGGCCAAAAGCCATTCTCATGGACACCATTTGCGGCACTGCTGATGAGCTTTATGGGCTGAATGAAGCTGGTCGCATTCTCGGAACGTCCGGGGCTGTTCTGGGTGCGCTGATGGACTCGCTGGGTGATGTGTACGTTAAGCGCAAATACACCACTGTTAACCGCCAGTTCCTCAAGATCTTCATTGACCGCGGATATGGCAAAAACGTTGTCATCGGAAACGGACGCAACCAGGCCAAGTTCACCTTTAAAGGACTTTGCTTTGCTGCCGTGAAGCTAATTGCTGCCGGGAAAATTATCGCCAGCGCCATTGAGTATGAGCCGTGTCGTGAGCATGTCGAACGTGAAATGAAGGAATCCAAATGTCTTCATTAACCGTCAGTGTTGGCGTCCGCCTTTACGTAGCGTTTGCCCACCTTTTCAGTCACGCCACAATAACGCCATCGAGAAAACAACTTGTTTAAAAACATAAGGAAAAAACACATGTGCGAAAAATGCAAAAAAACTAATGCCAAAGTTGAAAACGTGATTAAAAAAGTTGGTGCGGCCGAACTGGTTGAGATCATGGGTCTTGTGGTTGGTCACGAAGACGACGCCTCCCCTATCGACCGCCTTTTCAGCGTTCTCAAGTTCTCAAGCATGATTGATGATCCGATTGAAATTGTGATGCTGGCGCGTCATTTCGGCGAAGCGTATCTGGAAGAGAAAGAACGCGCCGACAAACTTCAGGCAACTCTGGAAATGGTAAGCAAGCCGAAGTGCTCACCGGATTCAGTCAAGGCAGATGAAACCAACGCCAGCAAAGATCGTGAAATCGCCGGGCTGAAGTCTTCTCTGGCGATGTTGCTGGCCGCCTTCAAACTGATGTCTTCCCAGGCTGGGTTCAAAATGCCTGAGCTGAACAGCGACGATCCGATAGCCGTTCGCCATCTGCTGGGGGCAATGGCCGACCAGCTTGACGACACCAAGAGCCGTCTTGAAGACATGATGCGCGAGCTGACCCATCGCCACGACCTGAACAAACAGCCGCACAAAACGCAGCACGTACACCACTAATATCTCACCTGCCGACAGGGGGCGAAAGCCCCCTTTTTTACGCCTTAAATCAGCTGAAACGCCTGTGAATGCTGCTTTTACGCCTTTTCAACTTTGGGAAAATAACACCAACAAGAAAACAATTTGTTTAATGGTGCAATCATGAATACAGCCCTTTCCATCATTGACGCTATCACCCCAAACACTGATATCGACTACCGGCAGGAAATGAACGTCATCCACGAAATTGTGGCCGAGTGCGAGAAAGAGATCGCATTCATGCATCAGGTTCACGACTTCGTTTATGGCGACGAACGCCACAACATGATTAACCGCCTGCTGCGACTCAACCACCGGCCGGATGACGAGCGCACACGCTTTAACAGAGCCTGGCTGGACAAGGTCGACCTTGAATGGGTGAAACAGAATATCTGGGCCGAGTACTGGAAGAAGGTCACGGATATGACAAACGTTCTGCTGATCATGCCAGCTTCCCGCCGCGACGAGTGGCGTGAGCAGTTTATCGAGGGCAAGCAGGAGACCATCAGGACTGACAGAACCGGCTACCAGATGAAGGTTAAGGAGTTCGTTGGTGTGCCGGAGTTCAAAGCAGAAACGGTCATCCCCACGATGCTCAATCTGTTGAATGACAGGCACAAATATCTCTCTGAGCGCGTGTATGGCTTGTTTAAAGCGCTGAGTCCTGCCCACAAGACCAATAAGACGAACGGCTTTAGCGAGCGTCTGATCATCGCCAACTGCATTTCCGAGTTCTGGCGGGACAGCGTCAGCGTGAACTACCGGAAAGAGGACTACATCGACGACCTGCGCGTCATGCTTCATTTCTTCGCACACAAAGAGTTCATCACCATCAACCGCACAACTGAGATGCTATCAGCTGCGTACCGGGCAAACGACTGCCAGACCGGTGACTGGATGAATGTCGACGGAAACCTGATGCGCGTGAAGATGTTCAAGAACGGCAACGTTCACTTTGAAATACATCCTGACGTGGCCTGGAAGCTGAATGAGGTGCTGGCTTACAGTATGCCTGCAGCAATCCCGGCGCCATGCCGTACTGCACCCAAAACACGGGCACCAAAAGAGTTCGGGTTAATCCAGAAGACGATCTCCGAGCCGGTTCGTACCGCGCTGCGCGACGGGCGATTCAGCAAAGACAAAGGCGTCTGGTACTTTTCTGATTCCAACCTCCAGAAGTCGCAGGTGGAAGAGCTTGAGCGCACACTGAACTTCATTGGCGGCGTACAGGAGAAAAAGCACTGGCAGTTCCCGTATGAGATCGGCCATACGCTCAATACGATTGTGGCCACCGGCTTAATACCGGATACAAAATCACACCAGTTCTACCCTACCCCACGTTTGATAGCGGAGTACGTTGCCAGAGCCATTGAGCTGAAGCCAGGTGAGAAGCTGCTGGAGCCTGAAGCCGGGCGTGGAGATCTGCTGGCCTGCATCGACGCTAATCCGGAAGACGTTACCTGCATAGAAGTCGCACCTCTCTTCGCTGATATCCTGCTTGGTAAGGGGTACACAAATACGGTCTGCTGCGACTTCATGAAGTGGTCTGAGGACAACGCAGGCTATCAGTTCGACAAAATCGTCATGAACCCGCCCTACTCTCTTGGCCGTCACAGAGAGCATACGCTGGCCGCGCTGGAGCATCTGAAAGTCGGCGGGCGACTGGTGGCAGTACTGCCGGGTGATGCGCCAGTTCTGAACTGGATGACGCTGGATAATTACGTTTATGCCAAAGGGAAGTCGTTTACTGACGAGTTTGAAGACACCGGAATCACTGTAAGCGTATACGTTTTCAAACGCGTAAAATGATAGGTAAATACTTACCTAATTTATGTAAGAATAGAGCCACTTTATCAGAGGTGAACACATGAGCGAAAACTCGAGAATTACATTCGCCAGCGTTAATCAGGCGAAGCTGCCATTTAGTTTAGTGCTACAGGGGAACGAAGGAACGCCTGCCGGAACCATCAAAATCGACAAGGAGCTTGTGACGTTCGAAGGTAACTTTGATGAATCGGCGCAGGTTTTTATCGAACATCTGGCACGCCGTTGGAGCCAGCAGTGGAGAGACCTTGAGAAACGCGCCAATGAGTTCGACCGGTTCATGGACGCAATGGACACAGCAAAAGAGGCTCTGTCTGCCGGCACTCCGTTAGATCTGGAGTCGCTTTTCAAAGGAGAAATGGCCTCTGCGATGTTCGCCACCATGTTCGCAGGTGAGTTCGTCCGCAGCGGCGCCAGAAACTACCTGGAGCTGTGGTACAACGTTCCTGAAATGGGCGAGTTTACCGTCACCATCCAGCGCAAAGAAGGCAAGACGCCAGGCGAACGTATCGCTGAACTTGAGGCCGTTGTTGATCAGCGTAACGGCGAGTGTGTTCGTTTGATCAACGAACGTGATGCGCTGCGCGAAGAGCAGCTAAACAAAGGCTCGAACACACGCGCGGCCGCAGACATCTACTTCCAGTTAGTTGAGGAATGCCAGATCCCACCAGGCGGCTCTTTGGTCGAGTATGTCCGCGAATTGCAGGATAAAGCAGAGAGGTGCGCGGCATGAATGATCTGCCTGTCGAGCGCGTCTCCGCTTTTGTTAAGTCCCCGCTGGATAATCCCCTCACCCGCGGTGAGCAGATGGAGCTGGCAAGGTGGTTTCTGCATATCCATGAGCAGATGGAAGTTTTTAAACAGTTGCCGGATCTGCCCATTACAGACGGCCATGTTCAGCAGGTGATTAACAGCCACGAAAAAGGCTGGGCGATGATTGTGCCGTGCAAAATTACCTATGAGCTGGCTAAGGAAGTGCAGGCTAACAGAGCAAGGAGTAAGGAAGAGTAACTATGAAGTTGGGTAATGCCGTTTCGCTGTTTTTTACAGCATTACTGGAAGGTTTCAATTATCGCTTTTGTCCGGTCTGGGATAAGGCGCTGGATACGCTTATTGAGGAAGGAACGCTGCTTGAGGTGCGAAATGGGATAGCTCTGTTTGAGCGCGACGCCCAGCTATATGAAGTGACCTGCCCCCACGATTAGATACAACACTCAGTTAGTAACGTCGGAATCTTCATTCTCAGAATGACCCTTTCTCCAGCCCGCTGCAAATTCAGACGGTGTCTGATAATTCAGCGTGGAGTGCGGGCGGCATTCGTTATAATCCTGCCGCCAGTCATTAATAATTTTCCTGGCATGAACGATA